TGAGGCTGTAGCATTAATACAAAAAAGGAATGGATAATGGCTGATATATTTGATGATATAAATGAAAAAGGGCTTAATAAGAGAGATAGTCTTATAAAGGATATTAATAGTCAGTTATGGAAGCTTGATCCACAAAGCTTAAAAAACCAAGAAAGACAGGCTAGAAAAGATGAGCTTAAAAAGAAGAAAGACTTATATAATGCTGGTCAGCTTGTAGATGCTAACTCTGGTAGCTATATTGAAACAGTAAGTGAAGATGGCAGAACAAATAAAACTTTATGGGATGAGACAGATGAAGGCAGAAATGCTTACAAGGTTCTAGGCAGAGATTTTTACACAGAGCAGTTGAATAAAGACAAGGTTGATACAGCTTGGGCAAATCGTGATAGAAATAAAGCTTTAGCTGACTTTGAAGGTAGCCAGAAGATTTGGGAGACTAAGAATAAGAATAATTTAGCACTACTTACAAGTTATGATGATGATCTTAAGACCCTTATGAAACTACATGGTAAAACAGATAACGATGGTGTAAAGGCAGATTACTCAGATGAAATGTCTGAGCTTAGAACTAAGATGAACACATTAAGGTCTAAGGTATATAGCGATGCACCTGAATGGACATTTGACAATACTCAATCATCGACACCTCCTTCAAATTATAAAAGCAATCCATTTGGGACTTATGACAATACTCAGGTTACTGATTCTGGCGAAGACCCTGTAAATGAAAGTGTAGCAGTTGATCCAATAGATACAGAGGTTCAAGAAATTCCAAAAGAGACTGAGAAACCTTTTTACGATCCTAAATCTCCTAGAACAGCTAGGATGAAAACAAGGTTAATGAAAAAATATGAGTTTAAAGATCAGGGTGAATATGATGGTTTGCTTCAAAATTGGGAAAATTCAAGAAAAAGCCCTGAGTTTAAAGAGCAGTATCCAACCTTTGAATCTATGTTAAAAGCTAGAGCCTCTGAAAAGCTTAATGTAAAAAATGAAGAAGCTTTAAAAAAGTTTAGGGCTGAAGATAAGGCTAGTAAAGATTTGAATGTAAAAATGGAAAAGACACGAAAAGAACAGGATGCTGAAAATAGGGCTAAAGAGAAAGCTGAAGAGGAAGCTAAAAAGGAAGCTAGTAAGAATTTGAATGTAGAAATGGAAAAAACACGAAAAGAACAGGATGTTAAAGATAAGGAAAATGAAGAGTTCTGGTCTGATCCTGAAATGGATGATGCAGACAAAAGGAGCACCCCTCAGAGAATAGAGCAAAACAAGGCGAAGATCAGGGCTAAGATGAAGGCTCAAAAAGAAGAAGGTGAAGCTGATAAGGTTAGACTTGCAAAAGAGGATGAGACTCGCACCAGAATGAATAAGCAGAAAAAAGAACAAGCTCAAAAATATGGATTGCTTAGTCCTGAAGATACTATTGATCAGATAAAAAGTTTCAAATTCTCAGATACAGAAGCAGATGCAGTTGCAAAGATGTATGAAGAGCATAAAAGCAAAATGAAGGACAAGTCTTTACCTTTAAAAGAGTGGGTGGGACAAAATATTGATAGTGGAGATATAAAAAAGTATCTTAAAAAATACAAAGCAGACAAACTCTCAGGATCGTATAAGATGAGAGAAAGGTTACTTGGTTCAAAGCTAAATCCTATGGAAGAAGCTAAAGCAAAGTTTCTACAAAAGAAGATAGGGAAATAATTAATGAATAAAAACCTGATTGAAGTCCTTCATGGGAATTTGTCCTCTGATGGGTATCAGCTACCTGACATTGAAGAATTTAAAATTAACTTGCAAGATGAGAATCTTAGACAATCTTTTTACAATAATTTAACCTCTGATGGTTACGATTTTGGTAGCTACGAAGATTTTAGTAACACAGTCGCACCCTCCTCACAACCCACTAAACCCCTCCTACCATCTTCTGGGCAAGGGAATTTAGGTAGCTCTAATTCAAGCGAGGGGACTTTAAAATCCCCTCCTAACTTGTGGGAAGGTGTTAAAGAGTTTGGTAAAACAATTGGGTTTGGAATAGAAAGAGAGTCAGAAGACCCTTATAATTTTGAAACAGCCTACGAATATTATAATGCATTGCCAGACTTTGTTAAAGAAGAACTTAAAGAGACAAGGTATGGTGCAGATACTTTAGGTGCTGGAGCTGGTACTGAAAGAGGGATGTCTGTAAGTTTTGGGGACAATGCTATAAGCTTTGCAAGTGCATTTGATCTACTTGGAGAAAAAGAACAGCCTGTACTTTTAGCTAATATAAATACATATATAAACGATAATACTCCTGTTGATGTTAATAATCTAGATGACATTCTAGATGCATCTTATAACAAGGTTAAAAACTTGAGAAGCTCACAAGTAGCAATAGACCTCTTGGAAAAAAATAAAGCTTACCATGAAGAGCTAATGGATGGTAACATAAATAGATATGCTGTAAAGTCTCCAGATGGTAGCATGATTACAGATAAAGACATTGTTAAAAAGATGTTTAAGCAAGAGCTTACCGATGATGGCTTAAGTCCTTCTAGATGGGAAGAGTTTGAAGAAAAGGGTTTTAGAAAGTACGACCTGTCAACAGGTAAAACAATTACACCAGAAAAGTCAAATCCTATAAAAGCTGTATTCAAAGGTATTAGTAATTGGTACAATGCAGACGAGATTATTACAGAAAAAAAATTAACACTACAAAATGACATTGCTGAATATAAAAGAATGCTTGATGCTGGTGAGCCTGTTAGCGATGCTATAGTTCAGGGTCTTGTCAATAGAGAAAAGGAACTTAGCGAAAAAGATAATGCTGTAGATGTAAATGATGATATTAGAGATGATCTGTACAATAAGGGTGCTATAATAGAAGAAAATGGACAGGAATATGCCTTTTACAACAAAAATACAGGAACTTGGTTCTATGATAACCTTGAAGAATTAAACAACCCTAAAGTCCCATTTTCAAAGGAATATAAAAGACCTCATTATATTCAAAAAATTAACTTAACTGATAATCATATCGCAGAAGAAGATAGATTGTCTGCTGGTGAATTTTATACCAAAACACTTCCATCAAAAGAAGGTGCAAAGCTGATACCATTTGCTGGTCAAGGGTTTGAGCTTAGTGATGCTTATAAATTATATGATGTATCCATGAAGCTAAAGAATGATCAGGATATTGATGAAGAGGACTTGGTATGGGCTAAAGAATATGTAGATAAGTTAAATAGAGATAATAGTTTTGGATATGATTTCTGGAAAGGGGTAGCATCTTCAGGGCAGTTTATGGCAGAGCTATATTTTACTGCTGGAGCATTTACTGCAACTAAAGAAGTTACAGAAGCTGGTTTAAAACAAGCTTTTGCTAAATGGCTTAAAGAGTCAGCAGAAGATCAAATTAATGTCAGATTGGCTAAACTTGGTGGAAAAACTTTTGCCTCATCATTAGGATTACTATCACAGACAACTGTAATGGGTGCTGGAAGATCAGTTTCAAAGACTCTTGGAAGACAGACTCCAGATGCAATAATTCAGGGCGATAGCGAAGAATATGAGATTGTTGTAGATGCAGATAGTGAAATAGAACCTTTATTTACATCTATATGGAAAGGGTATGGTGAGCAATTAACTGAAAATCTTAGTGAAAGAGCTGGGACTAAGTTGATGCAGACATTAAAACTGCCTGTATCATTTGCTACTAAAAAGGGTCGTGCACAATCTGGATTAAAATTAAAAGAATACTTTGGCTTATTAACTAGCAAGGAAAGAGAAAAACTATCTAGAAAAGCATTAAAGAATGCTGTGCTTAAAAGCAATCCTGAACTAGGTGAAACTACAATAGAGAGTGCAACTAAGAAGTTTTTTAAGCAAAGTCAGGTTGGAACATTCTCTGAAGAATTATTAGAAGAGCAGTATGGGAAATTTATAAAAGACATCACAGGCATAGAGGAGTTTGTAGCACCTACTCCTGATGATGTTTTGCTGGAACTTTCTACCTTAGCATTTCCACAGGCACTTAGAAAAAGTATAACTGAAGGTGGAAAAGGGTATAGGAAAGCAAAGGCTAAAAGTGATCTTATAAAAGATTTAGAACTAGACCTTGTTGATGATGCAGAGCTTATAGAGTCTATCACCATAGAAGATATTGAGCAAGGTGATCCAGCACAAGTTCAGCTTGTTCAGAATAAAAGCACAGGCAAGTGGATCGTCTGGGTTAATGACTACAATGGAAGGCTTTTAGAAGATATTGACTTTGATACTGAAAATGATGCGAGAAAATCTTTTCAATATGCTGTAGATCAAATATCTGAAAGTGCATTTGAACAGCAAAAGTTTAAAGAGCCTACTGAACCAAAAGCAGATAATATTGAAATAGCTATTGAAGAGCCAGATGAAGATGATTCACCTGAGATTGAATCTGATATAGATTTTGACAAGCTAGAGGAAGAGCTTGATAATTCAGGGCTATGGGAATTAGAAGAAGAATTAACTAAAAAGTATAAAATAGATGGCGATCTTTTTAATCAAAATACTATTTTTGAAGCAGATACTTGGGATGTTGAAAGATTTGAAGTAATAAGGGAAAATTATGACAAGCTTGATAACAAAGACAAAGCAAGGCTTGACAAAGCATTAACTAAAGCTTCACAGGTTGAGTTAAAAGCATTTGAATCCTTTAAGAAAAATGATGAATCGCTTAAAGATGTAAACTATGAAGATGCTCCAGAAATAGATGATTCTGTTGATAGTCTTGAAAACACAAGAGAATTAATTGGTGATGATGCTGAGGAAGATGCACAGCTTGTAAGAGATCAGAATATAACCAATGCAAATGCTTATAGGTTGGCTATCATAAAAGCTAATAATGGAAGTGATCCATTTGAAAGTCCTTCAGAGCATATTAAAATATTCAATGCTCTTGTTCTAGATGGTGTTACAGAAAAAGTAAAAGAAGATGAAGACCATGTTAAATTAGCAAAAATACTTTCAGATAAGGTTAATGCTCTTTATAGTATGGATGGAAATCTTCCTAATTATACTAATAACGATATAGAAGTTACCTTATCAGCTGACCTTAATACAGGAAATGTTGCTGGAGAACAACAGCAAGGAGATGTAATGCTTGATTTTATTGGGAGCATGAAATCTGAAGGTAGAGGTAAGGGGAATGCATCTAAAGAGCTGGATAGAATTTTAGCTGAAGCAGACAAATTAGATATGTCCATGACTCTACTTGTCGATTCTGATGAAGCTACTAGAAATATATCTAAAACTGACGAAAGTGGATTTGGAAAAGGGCTCTCTGATGATGAGCTTATAACATGGTATAAGAAAAGAGGATTTCTTTTTGATCGTGGATCAAAATATGGTTACAGACCAAAAAAATCTAATAAAAAAGTTTTTGAAAAACAGTTTAATGACCATCAAAAAAACACCTCTATTACAATCCCACTTAAAGATATTGATCAAAATGATATAGAATTTTTATCTGATCCAAGTGTTTTAGACCCAAGCTTGTTAAAAGATGGGCAGATATACGAAGCTGGAAACAATAAGCTGTATTTATTTAAAGATGGATATGTAAAATTAATTACAAACCTGAAACATGAAGTCAATATTGGAGATACTCCAGATGTTATTTCTGATGATAAAGGTAATTCTGTAAATTGGATATACCATAAAGATTCAGACAATAAAGTTATACTAAAAGAAGGCAGTAAGGATATTTTTTACTCCATATCTCCTACAGGTGTCAAGATAGGAGGTAGCCTATTTACTCCAACTCAAAAGAAAAGATTAAATAAATTTATAGAGGAGAATCCAGAAAATCTTAAAGAGGATGGAATTTCAGATGGTAAGATGTTTTGGAAGCTTACTTTTGATGACAACACATTCTCTACAATACCCACCATAAGATTTAATGTTGAACGAAATAAAAAAGGAACTCCTGTTCTTACTCCTATAGAGCAATCAATTACTCCTACAGGTTTTGGATTAGTAAATCAGGCAGATGGTACTAAGGTTGCACTTAAAGAGATTATGGATAGCCTTAAGGAGAAAGCAGATAAAAAGAAAGAGAGAGCTGAAAAGCTTGAAGCTTCCAAGCAAGAGTTGTTAGATAGATTTATAACTCCTAAAGTGAAACAGTATATTAAAGAAAATATAATGGTAACTCCTGAAGAAGCAAAAGAGGCTATTGAAGCTTGGAAAAAGAAACCTTCACCTAAAATGGGCTTGGGTGATAACGATGTAGAGATGGTAAGTCTTTTTCTTGCTCAAAATGATATCTCAGATAGCAAGTTTGACGAAGTAATAGAAAATGGCTTAGATAGTGTATATAAGCCAGAAGTTGCTGTAGAGGTTGAAAAGGTTGAGGGACAGCAGTTTGAATTAGGCACAGAAGTGTTTGGTGTTGCAAAATCAACTAAAAGCAATAAATCAGGCAAAGCTATTATTGATGGATACAATGAGGAACAGGATAAGTATTCATTCAAAGATCAGTATTCAGGTAAGCCTATTAAGAAAAATGGAAATGTATTATGGCTCAAGGGAGATATAGTTGCAGAATCTGTTAAAGGCTTTGCTCAAAAAGAAGCTTTAAAAAAGTATAATGATAATATAAATACATTGCCAAAGGCAGTTCGGACTGATGCTAGGAAATCTGCTACAGAATTTAATGAGCTATTGCTTGAGAATGACAAGCTGGTTCTTGGCGATAACTATGATGATGTTGTATTTAAGGCTGGGAGTGATCAGTCAACATATTTGCGATATGATCTTTATTCACAGATAGCAAAGAACTTAAATTTACCTGATGATGTAGATTTAAATAATCCAGCAGAAAGATATAAAGCTCTTCCAAAACTAAAAGAGTGGATAAAGAATCCAACAGAAGTTAAAGTAGAGGATGATATTGCTTGGATGATGGATGAGCTTAATGTGGATGAAAGTGAATTAGATGATACATCAAAGTCAAGTCCTGTAATTGATAAAAAATTAAATCAAACAATTGAAGAGGTAGAGGATGAAATTGACCAAGACATTAAAGAAGAAAGTGATCAATTATCTAAAGGACAAGAAAAAGTCTCTAGCAAACAAAAGAAAGATGATAGGGATAGTCAAAAAGATGATGAAGGAAGATTAAAACAGCAGAAACCTAATAAGAAACCTCAGTTCCAGAGGGAGTTATTAAAAGATAATATAACCATCCCCTCTAAAGGCAAGGATGGATTTGGAAGAGATATCCCTGATTGGAGAGGTGCAGAAGTATACCATTCTACCGATCTTGAAGGTTACGAGGATATTACAAAAAATGGCTACAAGCTAGTCAGCGAAGGGTATTATGGTATGGCTGTATCATTTACCCCAAACCTACAATACTCAAAGCAATTTGGTGATAGAGTTACAGTTGGAAAACTTTCCAATGATATAAAAATATTAAACTTAAACGATCCAGCAGATTGGGAAACTTTTCAATCAATAACAGGAAGGAAAAGTGCTCAAGACTATCCTCAGCTTGTTTTGGATGCTGGTTATGATGGAGTGTATGATGTTGGTGCTGGTGACCTCTTTATCTATAACCCAAAGGTTGTAACTGCTAGGAAGACTCCACAAAAACAATACACAGTTCAAGGCAATCTTGTAGTGTTGCATAATTTTAGTTCTAGTAGGATTGAAGATGTTGAAATGCTTGGCGGACTACCTGTACCAAGTATTGCTATTACAGATAAAGAAATTCCTTTTAATAGTTTTGGGGATGTTACTTTGGTTGGGGACATGGATTTGATTAATCCAGAATCACCTTTAAACGAAGTATATGACTCTGATATATATTCTAAAACTGTTCCACTTAAACTATACGATGTTGATGAAAATGCTCTAAGCGATAGATTGCAAAAAATGAGAACAGCCTTTGAAACAGTAGATAGAAGGGTTAGCTCTCTTGATCCTTTAGGTGGAGCTGATCTATATAGAGTTCAAGGAGGTCTAGAGTTTTTCTTACAAGAAGCAAAATACAATAGAGGATTGCAATATCAATTCTTATTAGATCAAGGGATCAATATAAGGTTATTTAAAAGGAATGCTAGATTAATTAATCAATATGCTGAAGCAACACCTTTAAGAAATTTTTTCCAGAAGTATCCAAACCTAACACAAAGTAATATAGAAATTGGATCAGAGGTTCATAGAGAGCTTACAGATGCAATAAAAAATTCTATAACTACATATTATACTAATAAAAATATCCAGAAAATACTTTTACAAGGGTTTAATGACAGGCTGGACAGTAAAGGGTTTTATGCAATTGGTAGTTTGGGACACTTTTTTACTGATAGTAAAAATGTAGGCAAGAAGGTTGTAGATACTGAAAGAGCTGAGAAATCTATTGAAAAGGCTTTAAAGAAAGTTGGCAACGACAAGTTCTATGGATGGGTCGAATCGACCTTTAGTCCATATTTCAGCAACCCTCATTTCAAAGATGGTAAGAGGAAAGTTGAATGGGACATGGACAACATAGTTAACTACATGATGAAAGGGGGTACAACCTCTAGGCAAGAAGGTATGACCTACAGCTTTGGTCGAGCTAAATCTGATGCATCAAAGCGATTAAAAAGTCTTGATGAAATACGACAAGCAACTAAAAATCTAACCACAGCAAAGGGTATAAAGGATGAAAGGGAGTCTTTTAATGAACTGTTTAGTCCTGTATTTGATAGGGTAAATCCATATTATAAATGGGATAGCACTTGGGAGTCTATCGACAATTTAAATAGAGCTCTTGGTCAGTATAATAAGGGTAAAAGAAGAGGTGTAGATGCAATGAGGTCTGTGTTGAAAAGCAATGATTTTATTGATGTTCCCTCTGGTCTAATTGAAGATATAATTCCTCTTGCAGATATGATGAGAAGATCGAAGATTCAGTATCTTGAGGCAAAACCACAAAGAGCTGTAAACCTGTCTGAGTTTAGATATGCGATTGTGCCCAAGAAAACATCAAGAAAGAAAGTTGATATACTTAGGAAAAATGGTGTTGTTGTAAAATATTACGATCCTAAAAAAGAGAATGATAGATCAAGGGTTCTCCAAAAATTAAAAAAAGTTCATTTCCAAAAGAATAGTTATGTTGAAGATGTTACCTCCATTGCTGATAATGATTGGAACGAGAGTGCTGAGAATGTATTGACGAAGGCTGTAGGTGGTGCTAAAGTTGTTTATCTCTCAAATGAAGAGATGAATGAAGAAGTTAGGAAAAGAGAAGTTGATAGTCAAGATGATTTAGAATTGTTTCATGGTAGTCCTCACAGATTTGATAAGTTTACATTGAACAAGATCGGAACAGGTGCTAATGAAAATGTAATGGGATGGGGATTGTATTTTACAAGTAGTGAAAGTCTTGCTAGGCATTATGCTACCCATTTAACCAATGTGCTAGGTGGTGAAAGAAATCTATACAAGGTTACATTATATAAAGATAAAATAGCACCAGCTAAATATATTGCTCTAGGTAAAGAAGTCTTCTTAAGCAATCTTCCTAAAAATAAGCAAGATGATGATGGTAATGCATTGCCTGTTAAGAAATTTAAGTCTAAAGAAAGTGCTATAAAATGGGCAGAGAAAAACAATGAAGGTGAATACAATTGGTTGGATTCAGATAAAGCAGTAAAGAAGTTTCAATTAAAAAGACTCCAGAAGCATTGGAATAACATAAAAGATAGCTACGATGAAATGGGTTCTGTCTTTAATGTAAATCAAATTGAGACATTAGATAAAACTTTATCTCAAACTAGCTGGAATACTCAATGGGGTTCTCGTAGCAAGTCTGGTGAAGCCTTGTACACAGAGATACAATCTGTTTTAGGATCAAGAGGAGCATCTAAGTTTTTACTTAATGCTGGTATTGATGGAATAACTTTTATGCAATCTCAAACTTTAGACAATGCACCTAAAGGAAGGGTTTATGTAGTATTTGATGATACTGCTATCAAGATAGAAGAGAGAATACAATTCCAAAAGACTACACCTGAAAAATTAAGGGTTGACCAAGTTGCTAAAAAGGTGGCTGGTAGAAAGGTTAGGGAGGCTGGAAGAGTTAGGGCTGGAACAGTTCAAGGGCTATCTAATATTATGGATGTTCTTGCAGATGAGAATTTTGACTTTGAAGGCTCTTTTGAATGGTACAGGGATAAAGTATTTGGTGCTGTAGATATCGCCTCTATAGAACTACCAGAATTGCGAAACAATAGCTCTAAGCAAACTATATTTAAAGTATTAATGGGTATCACAAGTTTAGGAACAAAGGTTTCTCCTAATTATGACTACTCTGTATCTGCAATGAGATACTATTTAGATAATGGAAAGCTTGAAATTGCATTAAATGTTAATGGAAATAAAGTAATAAAGGCTAAAAATAAGTTTGACAAAGCTGTGACAGTTGGTGCTTTAAAGTCTAGTGCAGTTGGAACAAATGCATTAAAGCTTCAAAAGTTAATTGATGAGCTTGGAGAGGATGGAGCTGTTGATTGGCTAATGTCTACCCATACAGGTAAAGAGATAAATGAAAAGTTTGGTAAAAACTTTGGACATCTTAGAAAAGGGTATACTTACTATGGAATGATGGCATTTGGTCAAAAGATAGGAAGATACATCTTAAATCTTGATGGAGTGCATGATGAAGCTGTATATGATCTTTGGTGGTCTAGGACTTGGAACAGGTGGATGGGGACACCATTTAAAACAAACAAGTCTGGCAAGGTTGAAAAAGATAGTAAAGGTAGACCTGTAACTCAGGAGACTCCTAGAACTGTTGTAGAAGTTGATGTGATGGATGAGGTTGTAAACAACCTAGTTAAAGAGTTGTCTGATATGACAGGATTTAAGTGGAGTCCAGATCAGGTACAGGCAGTTCTTTGGTATTACGAAAAAGAGCTGTATATTAGGGAAGGCTCTGCACAGGAAGAAGGCACAAATTATAAAGACCAAGCAATAAGAAGAGCTAAGGAAAGGAATTATTATGAGCAGTTTACCACATCCAAAGATACTAAAGTCGCTGGAGGAACTAAAGGAGTCAGGGGTTCTGTCGAAGGAGAACAGACCCAAGATAACAAAGGCGATCAAAAATCGGATAAAGGAACTAGAGAAGGAACAGGGCAAGAAGATTCTCAAGTAACACTATCTGGAGTACAGTTCCAAAGGCAACTATCCAAGCCTCAACAATGGGTAGATTATTTCCAAGAAACAACAGTTATCGATGACAAGGGAAACCCTCTTGTAGTTTACCATATTACAGACAATGTGTTTGATGAGTTTATTTATAAAGAAGGTGGATTCCATTTTGGTACTGAGGATATCCATGAATCTTTAAGGGCACTTAAGGGAAGTGAGCTCAATATTAAGATGGAAGGGTATTTAGATATTAGAAATCCTATTCGTTTAGATGATATGGGAAATTTTGATGCTCTAGATATAGCCAATAAACTTTTAGAGAAAAACATTCTTACTGAAGATCAATGGTCTGATTTAGAAGGGAGATTAGTAGAGCCTTATGAATCTGATAACCCTGATTATCAAACTGAGGCGAGTAATATCTTAAATGATTTTCTATTAGATTTAGGCTATGATGGATTTGTTTATAAAAATTCTGGGGATACTTTTACCAATCAGCCAAAAATAATAGTTGATGCTAAAAACATGGTTGCATATGTAAGCACATTAAATACCCTATCTGTTATGGAAATAACTCCTAAAAAAGATGGCTCAAAAAATATGTTTGCATTCTACGATGGTTCAAATGTGTATGAGCCTGTAAAAGATTTAAGAAAAGATTTTACCAAAGAAGATTTAAAGAATATTAAAGGTTTACTTGATAATGGTTATGAGCCATTTAATCCTTATACAGGTAGCAATCTTCCTGTTAGATATGATGATTTTGTAAATCCTAAAGCTTTAAAAGATTCTTGGATTGCATTTAAGTCTAGTCAGTTTAAGCTAACCTCAAATCAACATCCTACTACCGATCCTAAAGTTCAATATCAAGGACAGGAAGAAGGCTCTGTGCTTGGATTCTTCGATCAGGAATCTGGAACAATATATATAAATAAAGACAAGGCTACGAAGGACACTATATTCCATGAGTTTACTCATCCATATATTAATTGGATAAGAGAGAACGATAGTGAAAGGTATAATGAGGGGATTGAACTTATCAAGCAATCTCCCTATCTAGACATGGTGAAAATGTCCCAGCCTAGTCTTTCCCCAGCAGAGATGTTGGATGAAGCCTTAGTTCAAGCGATAGGTGAACAGGGTGCTCGTATTAAAAATGCTAAAGATAAAAACAAATTCTTAGCATGGATTAAAAAATTATTCATGCAGTTTAAAAGAGCTATTAAGAAGTTTACAGGAGAAAAGTTAACCTTAGATGAATTTACAGATAGTGTGGCTCAAAGCTTACAGGCTGGTAAAGAATTATTTGAATTAGAATCTAAAGCTGGAGATGTGCAATATGAATCAGGGGATGCTCCTGTTTTTTACAGTTCAACTAGAACAGTTATAGCAGATAAGTTTCCAGAAAAAATGAAAAAGGTTAGTGTTAAAAATTGGTTAAAAAGAAATCAAATAAAGCAAGAGGAAATTGATTGGCTTGATCTAGATACAATATTTGATAATGATAAAAATCAATATATATCAAAAGGTGAATTGTATAGCTGGGTTACTGTAAATGAAATTAATGTTGAAACTGTTATGAAGGGTTATAACCCTAACATGGTGGAAGCTGTAGAATTATTTATGGAAAATCATGGGCATACACTTGAGAAAATAAAGAAGTTGCAAAGAGATGATGTGAACTTTGAGCCTGTAGAAATTGGTGCAAATGGAAACCCTATATCTTATATAGATAAAAAAACAGGTGCAGAACTTAGTGGTAGTTTCTCTAGGCAAAATTTAGAATGGGGTTGGTCAGCTTTTCGGAATCTAGTAGGGCAGAAGGTTATGTTTGATCATTTGCCTGTAAGAGAAAATATAGACAATCTTATTGAGTATCTTGAAAGTAAGAAGTTTGAGAATTTTGTGATTGGCTCAAGTGACGATCTTGATAGTGGTGCTGAATTTCTGAAAGATGATGGGGATATAATATTTCATGGTTATAATTATTATGGTGATGGAGAAAATCTAAATATAAGTCTGTCTGATTTAAAGAAAACAATTTCTCAATATGATGAGCTAGTAGAATCTAGGAGTAAAAATCCACTATCCGTAAGAGATTCTTATTTCAATCAAATCAAGGCAGAATATAAAGAATTAATGAGCTTCGTGTATAATGTTAAATATACTAATGTAAGAGTGAATTGGATGAGTAGAACTTGGTCTGCTGTAGTGCCTTATGTGGATAATCTGGAAGATGGTGTAATTAAGAAAACCCAAATAAGAAGTAAAATTACAAGCTTAAAGAGGGCAGAGGATGTTGTTAATGATTATTATAGAATAGGCACAAAGCTTGATAAGAGTAGTGTAGGGTCACCAAGTTCTGATTTTAGTTTACTGCTAGGGAGATATGAACCCTTTTATGATTTTAAAGATGATGCATTTATAGATGATGTTACAAATATGGAAATAGACCTTAATTATGATATTCATAATAGGCATAGTAATCAAAAACCAAGGCATGAGGGGTATGTTCAGGGTGGTGCTAGTGATGACTATACTGAGGTTCTTCTTCGTATTAGGAAAGGTGAAGAAATCTCAGGGGGAACTGATTTTGGTTATCAGGATAATGCTGGTCATTGGGAGGAAGACAATGTTATTGCTCATGCAAGGATGAATACTAGGTATGATAGCAATGGTAATAAAATTCTTTTTATTGAAGAAATTCAATCCGATTGGCATCAAGAAGGTGCTTCAGAGGGATATATAAAAAGGATACCTGAAGATATTAAAAATAAAATTGATGCATTGAATTTAAAGTACGATGCAATAAAGAGAAAGCGAAATATGTTTAAGCTTTCAGAATCAGCAGAAAAGCAAAGTGGAGAAGATCGTAAAAAATGGATAGAACTTGATGATAGAATGGAAAAGGTGTTACATGATATAGTAATACTAGAAAAACCTTATAAGGGAGCAGTATTAGATGCACCATTTAAAAGCACAGCATGGATACGATTGATATTAAAAAGACTCATAAGACATGGTGCAGAGAATGGATATGATGGAATATCTTGGACAACAGGTGCACAGCAGATCGACAGGTGGCAAACAAGCATGAGGCAAAATATAGATGCTTTTCATTGGAATAAGTATGAGGAAAATGGAATAGCCTATGTGAAATTAAATGCTATTAAAAATAGATCAAGTGTTGGGAATTTCAATATACCTATAAATGGTAAAGCAGAAATTAATGGTCGACAGGTTTCTTTAGAAAGATTAGTAGGCAAAGAAACTGCAAAAGAAATTGTTGAAAGCGATACAAAGTTTGGTGTAAAAGAATCAAGCAATCTTTCTATTGGTGGTGGTATCCATAAATTGATTTATGATAAAGCTATGATAGATATTGCAAACAAGCTTGGAAAAAGATTTGGAGTAAAAGTTGCTACAAACAAAATAATTACAGACAGTTTTAGTGGAGTGCTGTGGAGTAAAAATATTAAAGATATAGGGTACGGATTAGGTCAGAGCCCAATTGTTGTAGTTGCTTCCCCAACAGAAACGATGTACAAGAATGATTTAAAATATTTCGATGCAAGAAATTACAACAGGATATTTTTAACTAAAAAAGGTGCTGAAAAACATATAAAAGATAATAAAAATTCAGACATAAGATATGAAATTGTTGAAGCTGGAACAGAGCATCCATATTTAGAATTAAATGAAGATTTAAAGTCTTTTGCTTTAAAGGGACAACCACTATTCCAAAAAGAAATAGATCAGCCTGTATTCCCAGATACTAAAGTTGTAGACTCTGATGGAAAGCCTTTAGTTGTATATCATGGTACTGCTTATGATTTTAATAATCTCTCTGGTGGTAATTGGTTTGCTGAAGATGTCAGTTTTGCTAATGATTGGATGGAAAAAGATTCTGATATGGAAGGTGCTAATCCTAGAATAATAAGTGCTAATATAAATATTACAAATCCTGTTATTATACCTGAAGACCTTACAGAAATCACAAGTGTTGATGAATGGATATCTAGACTTTCTAACTTGATGAATGTTTCTCAGGCTGATTTAGATGTTATGCCAGAAGCGATTAAAAGTGCTATAGAAGGTAGATTTTCTAGAGTTCCAAAAAAACTAACCAATTGGGAAGTTTTAGACTCTATTATATATGCTGATAATTTCATTGATTGGTTTAAAGGTTTAGGTTATGATGGTTTTGATACTTATGAAACAGGTCAAAGAACTTGGTATGCTTTTGAGTCAGATCAAATTAAAGAGCTTAAGCCTAGACAAACAAAGCCTAGACCTCAATTTAGAAAAACCTTAGTAGAATCAAAAGAGGGATTTGTAAACAAGATGGCTAAACTTTATCAAGCTCTCTCTACATCACTTGGGAAACCAGCATCTAAAAAACAATTTATCGACTCTTTAAATGAAATGGAATACAATGAAGACTCTGTTAAAAGAGCTCAATTGTTTTATTCTCAAATTAAAAATAAATCGATTATTGAAGAAGGGGAAACTACTCCAATTGAAAAGGATGTAATAAAACTTGAAGATAAAATTACTGATTTAGATGAGATAATTGTATCATCTGAAGACAGGAAGGTAATTAAAGAATCAAGGAAGAAGATTGTTAAGATAAGGCAAAGGATAAAGTCGCTTGTTGCTGGTGAAAGGATTGGCTCTAGGGCAACAAAAATAGAACTCCGTAAACTTAAAATGCTAATTACGAGATATGCTAAGGAAAACCTACCAAAGTTCGGAGCAACAAGGGGACAGATATCACCTATCTTAACATCTATATCTAATGCTAAAAATGAAAAGCAATTAGAAGCAGTATTTAATAGAATAGATAATATTAGAGAAACTGTATACACTAAGATGTATCTATCCAAGATCAAGAAAGCCTTAAAAAGTCAGAAACTTAAAAAACAAGGTGGGAAGATTAAAGGAAAGTTAACTGCTGATACTCAGGAGTATATTGAAAAGATTAAAAATATAGTTACGATGAGTCAATTGGAAGCAGATGAGCAGTTGTTCTTCTTTGCTGAACTTGAAGAGTCTGGAAAGATGGATTCTAAAAGACAGGAAGACAAGTTTCTGATCGAGGTATTTGGTGGACTTAAATCCAAGAGCCTTGAAGAGATAGAAGAAGCCTATGCAAATTTATTATCTATAATTGATTCTGGTAAAACTTTAAGACTTGCTATGGAAAGCCTTAGAAAGACTAAAAATAAACTGATGGCTGACAGGGTTGTTTCTGTTATTCTCCCAAAGGGCAAGGAGGTGCATGGTAAGTTATCTAGAAGGACATTAGGAAGAGATACTTCAAAAACAACATCTCAGGTATGGGATATAGTTAGAGGGGTAAATGCAAAGATTCAATCTTTTGAAACCATGCTAGACATTTTCTCTTATAATGATAGAGGGTCTATACCTTTTGATAGTTATTTAAATAGAAAGTTTGGGAAATCTCTGAGGAATGCAGATTTAAAAGAGCAAGAAGGTGTAAGGCTTAAAGAGGTTAAGCTTATGGCTAAAGCTCAAGAGATATTTGGTTTATCTGGTAGGGCATTAAAGAAAAAGCTGGATAAAAATGAGATGCCTGAACTTGTAGATGTGTTTGTATTAAAAGAAGCACAGCCTGACAGATATATGGAAATAGTAATGGAGAAAGGTGAAACCATTCAATTAAAGCTTTCTCAAAATGAATTAGCTCAATATTGGATGTGGCTACAGGATGAAACATTACATGGTACATTTAAAAACATGGGCTTTACTCCAGATACTTTAAGCCAGATAGAAGAAGCTCTTGACCCACAGGTGCTTGAATTTGCACAATACCTTTTAGATGATTTTTATCCTAGTTATTATCCTGATATAAATAAAGTATATAGAAAAATGTTTTATGTCAATATGAATAATAATCCTAAATACTCTCATATTGTAAGAGAGCATTATGGAAGCGAGGAGGATACAGGTGAAACACTTAATACTTCTGGAGCAATCCCTACAGCTTTCTCTGGACATCTTATTGCTAGAGTGGATAATAAAAAGCCATTACAACCCACAGACATGGTCAGGAATGTATTTCAACATATATTCCAGATGGAGCATTTTATATCTCATGCTGAAGCAATAAGAGAAATTAGAGCTGTATTCAACAGTTCTGATGTTCAGGCTACATTAGAAGAATATTATGGAATACCTATGATGCAAGTTTTTAACAATTTGTTAGATGATGTTGCTAGAGGTGGTCTGGATAGGAATAAGATAGTAAAGGAAGTTGATTTCTTTATAAGGAATTTTGTAAGAGCAAAAATTGGATTAAAGCCTGTTATATTTTTAAAGCAGTTAGCATCTATACCAGCTAGTATGTCTGAGATACCTGTGCATTCATTTATATATGGTACAGGCAAGTTCTTTTTAAATCCGAAAAAAGCACTAGGCATATTAAGAGAATCTAGGCTTGTTAAGAGCAGAGGTAAGGGTTTTAGTAGAGATGTAAGAGAGCTTTTAAGAAAGTCTAGCTCTAAAAGATTGGCTGACAGTAAAGGGTTTAATGAATTTTCAATGAGCCTAGCAAGGCTTGGAGATATATCTGCTATTTTAGTTGGTGGTTATGCTGTATACGACTACCATTATAATAAGCAAATAGAGTCTGGAGCAACTGAAAAAGAAGCAAAAGATTTTGCTATGGATAAATTTGAACAATCTGCTGAGAGATGGCAACAATCAGGTCAGACTAAAAACTTATCTGAATTGCAAAGAAGTGGATCGCTTATGAAATTGTTTACAATGTTCCTAAACTCTCCTATTCAATATTTCCAACAAGGTCAAACAGGTCTTAGAAATCTAATTGCTAAAAGAGGATCGAAAGCACAAAACTTAAAGAGAACTTTTATGGCATACTTTGTACTAAATGCATCCTTTCAGTTTATCTCTGCTGGATTTAAAGCAGACGATGAAGACTTTTGGAAGAGACTTTCTTTAGCATGGTCTAAAGGTATCCCTGTTTTAGGTGGTGTTGTAGAGTATTTAGCATTCAGGAAGTTTGGATATTCAATGACTCCACTTGAATCTGTAGTTCCAGATTTAGGTAGGGCTATTGATTCTGGAGAAGATATGGTAAGTGCTCTTGGTGGGAAAGAAGAATTTTCTGCTAGTGAGTATTACAAGATGGCTGATAATATCCTTGATGTTGTTGGTAGCTTCACAGGTGTTCCATACGAAGGTGTTAGTGGAACTATAGAAGGAGTTTATGATGCTTTTGCTGGTAACACAGCCCATCCAATAAAACGATCTTTAGGATTTAGTGACTATGCATTGCATGGTACATCTAACAAATCACAAATCTTATTTAAGGAGAGTTTAGATAAGGACTTAACTTTAGAAGAATACTTGAATAAATTGGAACTTAAATTAGAGAAAGATGGAAAGTCTGAAAAGTCTATCAAGCTAAACAAGTCTAGAATGTCAAAGAGATATAAGGCTTTAAAAGAGGCTGGTGTAGATGATAAGTGGGCTATAGGATTTATTGAGCTTAATAATAATGATGATAAAGCAAAATACCTGAAGGGTATGCTGAATGAATTGCCATTCACAGAATTTAAAAAGTATTATGATATCTTTAATCTAAAATCAAAATTGATATCAAATGACTTGAAAAAATTACTTAGGAGTAATGGAGTGATGAGAGCCATACAGGATAGTAAAGTAAATCCTTAAGGCTAAAGAATAATTATATACCTCAAATTATTAAGGTAATATAACGGAATATTTGAAAAACAAAGACCGATTATAGTGTATTATGCTGTATCGGTTTTTTAATATTAGGAGATTAAAGTGGCACAATTAACATCAAAAGATTTAGCACCTCATATTATGTCAACATCAGTTGTAACAGTCACAACCTCTGGTACAAGAGTTCAACTTGCTAGTGATAAGTGCCGAATGGTTAGGGTTGTAAATAATAATGAATCTTATAAAATAATTGTAGGGGATGATACAGTAGCTAAGGCTGGGCTCTCAGACCCAGCTATAGGTCAGGTTTTAGGAAGATTTGAAAGTATTGTGATTCCTGTTACAAATGCTAATGAACTTTACCTTGATTCAGATACAGATGGTGCTAAAGCATATGTTGAGATATTAGGAGATAGATAGTATTGAAGCCTATCAATAATAGGCGAGAGCATATTGTAAAGCCTAAAAATGTTTCAAGTCAAAAAAGAAGGCTGAAAGCAGAAAGAACTACTCTTGAGGATTATGAGATCAAGCTTAAAGAAATTCAGGATACTATTAAATACTATCAGTCCATAGAAGAAACTATTAAGCAAGATATTCACAATGAAAGAGAGTTGGAAAAGTCGAGGAACAATCCAAAGCCAGAGCCTAAACCTGAACCTAAAAAGGTAACTATTCAAGTAGCTACTGAGGTAGAGGGGGTTATGAGATCGATACAGGTAGCTGAAGAAAGTGCTAATATCATTAAAGCTCAAAGGGAAAAGCAAAAGAAAAAGAAAATAATGCTTAAAGACTTAGGCATAAAGACGAAAGGATGAAATGATTGATTTTGTTGGTCTAACAAGAAAGTCTGGTAAGGATAAATTTAAAAACTTTGGGAGAGTATTTAAACCTTCTGAGGGTACAGAGATGTTGATAGTGTCTGGAGAAAATATTGGTGATTTTGATGTCTCAGCAGATATAAGTGAATGGTCTTTTTTCAGGGCTTCAGGTTCGCATATAACTGGTGGTGGGTGTGAAATATCTTTTGTGAGCTCTGCTGGTCGCATGTCTTTTCAATTTGATATTGAAAGTGGGAAGACTTATACCATAAAAAGCACACTTGGAAGTAGTGCTTTAACAAGTCCTGTAGTCAAGGTTGGTTCAAATCTAATGGGTGGGCAAGGTTCATATATTGATCAGACAGTAACTACTACTGATTCCGAATATAGTTTTACACCTAGCACAACAGGGTCAGCCTATCTTCAATATAAAAATTCAGCTTCTGGAACAACTTTTGTTTATAGTGCGAGTGTTATAGAAGAATGAGAATGGTAAAAACAATTAGAGAAATTGCAGAAGAAGTCTGTGATAGAATGGGTTACAATTCTCCAGAGGTTATAGATTTAATTATAGAAACAGGCTGGGCAGAATCAGGCTACAGGCATCTAGAACAGGTTAGGGGAGATGCTGTTGGGTTTTTCCAGATAGAGCCTTGGGTTATTGGCGATTGCTGGGACAACTTTATAATATATAGAAAAAATTTGATCGAAATAATGTACGAACTAGGGTATCGTGAAAAGTATCCTGTATTTTCCGTACTTACAAATCTTGCTTTACAAATTGCTTTTTGCAGAATATGTTATAGGAGAAGACCAGAGTCTATTCCAAAGACAATGAAGAAAAGAGCAGAATTGTGGAAGAAGGGGTATAATACAGTTTTAGGGAAAGGAACAGTTGAACATTATATGAATGCGAATAGAAACAATGGAAAATGAATCTGTTAAAGGTTATTTCTGGGGAGCAGTAACTACTACTGTTCTTTTAGTGCTTACCTACTTAATAGCACCATTATCTGGGAGTGTTGATGAAAATAAGTCCAGCATTGTTTTGCATGAGACAAGGCTTTCTGTCTTGGAGAGTGAAGTTCAAAATGCCTTTCGTAGGATTGAAAAGAAACTAGATCAAATAGACAAAAGGTTAAATGGTAAATAAATCAGCTTGTAAACATTGTGGATCACAAAACACTAAAAAAAATGGATATGGGAAAAATGGTAGAAAGGGACAGAGATACTTTTGCAAAGATTGTTCCAGAGAACAGATTGATCTCTCACCAAATATTGTATCTAATGCCAAGAAGAAGGATCAGTCTCTTATTGAGGAAGATGGCAATCAGGCTACTTTTATTAGTCCTTCTTCTAAAGAAGTTCCTGATCTTGATTCTCTCCTTAAACTATTTAAAGTAGATAGAAAAATTTGGAAAGTTGATAGGTGGAGGATCAATACATGGTCTACACCCATGAAGCAAAAAAATCCCAAGACAGGAAAAGTTAAGGTTATAAAAGTCCCTAACTATCAGGCAAAAGCAAATCTTATAAGAAAGCAACCTATTAAGCATGATTGGTTTCCTATAGTAGGTGCTAAGGTCAAGATGAAGAAAAAGATTTTGGCTAAAAGAAAGTCTGGAGATTTTAAAAAGGCGATCATAGTTCCAGATATGCAAGTTGGATATAAGAGAGATTTTAATTCAAACACTATTGATCCATTGCACGATATAAGGGCATGTAATATTGTTGCTCAAGCAATAAAAGATATAGAGCCTGATGTTGTTGTAATGCTTGGAGACAATCTGGATTTACCTGATTGGAGTACAAAGTTTCTACATAGTCCAGAGTTCTCTTATACAACACAGCCATCATTGGATTATCTTGCATCTTTTATAGCAGATACAAGACCATATGTTAAAGATGAATATGTATATATTGCTGGGAATCACGAGAAAAGAATGAATGATAATATTATAACCAATTCTCTTCATGCTTATGGTGTTAGGGAAGCTAATAAGCCAGAATCTAAACCTGTAATGTCTGTGCCATTCTTATTAGGATTAGATGAAATGGGGGTGCAGTACATGGACAATTATCCAAGAGGTGAATATTGGATTAATGATAATCTACTATGTGAGCATGGATATAAGGTTGGTGCAAAGAGTGGTCAGAGTGTAATGAAATATTTAGAGGATGCTAGGTGTAGTGTAATTTTTGGGCATACTCATAGAATGGAGTCTGCTAATAAAACAGTATATAGTAGGCATAAGACAGTTGTTTATGGTGCTTACAATATGGGAACACTTGCTAGGACAGATGGTTCAGTTCCTTCTAATGCAAGGAGAGAGAATTGGCAACAAGGTTTTGGAGTGGTAACATATGATGATGTCCATTTCCATGTAAATCAAATTAATATATTTGATGGTGTTGCAATGTTTAACAACAAGGTTTATAAAGGTTAATAAAATATAATAAGGAGTTATTGATGTTTTTGAAGAAGTTAATAAAAAAGGGTGTTCAAACTGCTGGTAATGTTGGAATAGCAAAAAATGTTACAGGTCTATTTATAGGTGAAGATTCTAAGAAAAGACAGATGGGTCTTATTGCTGTAGCTGTTGCATCTGTTGGATACATGGTGGATTATATTGATTACCCAACATATGAAAACATATTAGGCTTACTTGCAATGTGGCTGGGAGTAGCTTTCAGCTCAAAGCTGACAAAGTTAGGAACTGCTATGAAGGGATTGAAATCAAAGAAAGGGATGTAGATAAATATCCTCTTGTTGATTGTCCTATTAATGTGGATGGAGAAGAAACTTTGCTATTAATAATGAAAATTAATGAGAAGGTTTGGGAACTGAGTCGTAGCTTCTACAATATATATTGGGGAACTGCATAATGAAATAAATGTAATAAAGGGTAATGATATGACAAATTGGGTACAGGATTTAGGTGTGGTTGGAGTCCTATCGTTTGCATTGATATTTGTACTTAAGTATGTTACAAAAACAATGTCTTGGGAAATCAAAAACATTCACGATATGATTGTTAAGCTAATTGATAAAACTAATAACTTAAAAGAGACAGTAGATAGATTGTTTAATCGGAATGGCAAATGATTAAGACTATTGTTTTATGTTTATTTATTAACACAGGCGAACTTAGTCCCTACTACCTACCTGTTTCTCGTATTGAGTTTAGGAGAAAAAGAGGCAAAGGCAATAAAGGTAGAAAAAGAGGTGGATCAGGGCTTAGGTAAAATAGCAAAATTTCAAATAAATGTCTATTAAATGTCTACCTTATATAAAATTAAATTGATTTTATAGAGGAGAAAAGGGCAAATAGTCTTCGGGCTCATAACCCGAAGGTCGGAGGTTCAAATCCTTCTCCCGCTACTTTGAAAGAAACCCTCAGTAAAATGACTTTATCGTCAAGAATGCTGGGGGTTTTTTTATTCCGACAAGGCTGATTCATACTTAGGTTTAGTATGGATTAGTATGGTTTAGTAGGGATTAACATGTCTACTAAATGTCTACTAGGGTAGACATAAAAACTCGCAGACGATTTCAAAATGTCTACTAAATGTCTACTCACGAAGAGAAGAAAACTCGCAGACGATTACATTCTCCTCTAGAGCTTATCTATGTATTTCTTTAACAGCTTTACATCTGGATCAGTATAAGCTTGAGTTTGTTTATCCTTTGTGTGACCCAAAGCTTTTTGCACAAATCTATGATCAGCACCAGCTTCAAGTACATGGGTTGCCATACTATGCCTTAAGCTATGTAAATCTGCTTTCATATTGTGATTGTTTTTAAGAAGTCTTTGAAATCTCTTTCTTGATACTGATCTCAAATTTACTTTTGGACATGCATTAAAAAGTCTACCATCATTTTTATATTTTATTAAAACTTTATGCATTGGTATAGCTACAGCATTTCCTGTCTTTTGCATTCTAGATAAAACAATTGTATTATTTTTAACATCTTCTTCTTTTAACTCTCCAGCATCTCCAGCCCTTAAGCCTGTATAATATAAAATATTCCAATACACTTTATCTCTAGGTTGAGCTTTTTCTATACAATCTTTAATTATTTTAGCTGGTAAGGATTTTCTGGGATGTGTAATTCTGTTTTTGGGTGATTCAACAGATTCTGCTGGGCTTTCAAATATATATTTATTTTGAACAGCATAGTTTAGAAAGCTTTTGATTGCAACAAATTGATCACGAATTGTTTTAGTAGCTAAACCAACCTCCATTCTTTCTAAAAGAAATTGATTTAACATTTTAGGAGTGATTTTTTGAACCATGTATAATCCATATGTATATATAAATGGATCAAAGTATTGCCTAAGCCTTTTAGCCCATGATTCTTTTTTAGTTGAGATTATTAGCTTGTCGTACTCTCGGTAGAGTTCTTGAATTGTTATTTCACTTTCACCTAGCTTATACTTTGTTCTTAAAAGCTCTTCATCCCACTTAGTCTGGATTGCACTAGCTAGTTTTTTATTTGGAGTCCCTGTTGACTTTTTTATCCTTTCAACACCTGTACCACTTGAGTAGTACCAATTCTTTTTCCCCTTTATTTTGAATAGTGTGCTGATAGGTCACCTCTTGAGCCCTATTTTTAATTTAATACCTTATTTTCAAAGGCTCTATACCATTTGTTAGACTTCTCCCAAGCCTCTTCTGTTGATAATTTAGCATCTACTTTTTTCAATATACCTTCTTTATCTAAAGGCAAAGTAATAGTCTCTACATAAGATTCTTTGTCATCCTTATCAGGATTTAGCTTTGATGCTTGAAGTTTCCAAGTGTTTCGTTTTTCTTGCTCTAAAGGTGTTTGAGTTGCTATTATTGGAAATCTCCAGACATCGTCAGGGTGAACTAAATGAGACCATTGAGCATTTTTAATGATATCAAAAGCATTTTTATCAAAAAGGTCTGCATATAATTGAGTGCAAGAAACATATTCTTGTGTCTCCATATTTACAATAAACTGCATTCTAGAGTTATCTAGATTCATGTTAGGCTTAGACACCATCATTGACTCTAAATCTTTAATTTTTATATCTTTACTTTTAAGAGCCTGATCTTTATTCTTTATCTGCTCAAGTAAAAGTTTGTTAGTTGAAGTTAAGGTGTCTATTAAATTTCTTGTAGTATTATTACTTTCGTTCATAAATGGCTCATCCTCTAAGTCTTTATCTTCGATTGGGATTGGTGCATCAAGGTCACCCTTAATAAAAATACTATCGCTTGAATCCCAATCAATAGAATATCCAAGTGCTTTAGCTACAGCAAACAGGTTAGAGTTTCTTACTTTCTTAACCTTTCCTGTTCGCCATCTATAGACCATGCCTCTAGTAATATTAACCATTTCACCAATCTCTGCATCCGAGTACACAGACTCGGACAAAAGCTTAGATAGATCAGATAAGTAACTGTCTTTCATGGCAGATAAATTAGAATCAAATTGGTTATGCATAGCTGTATAATATAGTAGTTTATTTGTACATTAAAAAAGAAATAGTTTGTACATTAATTGTATATTATTGTAGATTTGAATTGATGATAATAGTGTTTTTTTAGGACTTTTAATTAAATAACGAGGCAATTATGAAGGTGAATATAGCAGAAAAAAAGACTTTAAAGTTCAATATAGGCGATAAAGTTAAGATTGAAAATTCAAGTGTTATATTCTCAATAAATGAAGTACAAAGAAATACATTAATACTGTCCCCACTAATCGATGGTGCTCTTAATTCATCGATGGTATTGACTGCTCCACTATCTAAATGTACAGCAATAGACTGATGGAAAAGTTTTTAACTCCAAAACAAATATGTGATTCGTTAAATGTGAGCCCTGAGCTTGTATATAATGAAATCAAGTTAGGTCATCTACCAGCGATAAAAATTGGTAAACAATATAGAGTATCGCAAAAGAATTTCAGAGAATATCTGGATAGAATGAAAGTGCAATCTATAGGGAGAAGGTGTGCTTAAGATAGTAACAGACACATACCAGCTTCATAAGAAGGTTCACCCCATTCCATTAAAAGAGAGCTTTGCAACAGCACAAAACATGTTGCTCTGGCTCTTACAAAATCAAAGTAATAGATCAGCAAGGACTATTGGTTTGGCTAGTAATCAGCTTGGACTTAAGGGAAGAGTTATTTCAGTTAGAAGGGGTCATAAATGGCATATGATGATCAATCCAAGTATTTACAGCACATCAGAAGAAACAGCAGAGGGTATGGAAGGATGTCTATCTGTTGATGGTCTATATAAGATTGAGAGATCAACCTCTGTAACTGTTGAGTATTACGACATAAAGCAGAAGGCTTTGATGAGAACAAGACTAGATGAGCTAGATGCTAGAGTCGTACAGCATGAGATAGATCATCTTGATGGCAAATTAATAAGTGATAATTATAGAGGGGTAAAATAGAAGATGTTGTGCCTAAGTGTATACATAAAATCATACTTTTATTTTCCCCTACCCCTCTATATAATAAAATAGAAAGGAAATCTTCATGGAATCAATAACAACGAAAAACATGTCAAAAAGGGAATGGCTAACTAATCGCCAGAAGGGTATTGGTGGTAGTGATGTAGCTAAAATTTTAGGACTATCAAAATATGGAACACCTTTATCTGTGTATGAGGAGAAGATATCGAGTGAGCCTATTGAAATTCCTGATAATGATGCAATGCGATTTGGTAGAGAAGCTGAATCTATTGTTGCAAAGTTTTATACAGAGGATACAGGTGAGAAGCTCAGGATAGATAATAAAATGAGACTGCATCCTGAATATCCTTTTTTAATGGCTAATGTTGACAGGACTATTGTGGCTAACAGCGAACATGGTGCTGGAATATTTGAAGCTAAAACAACATCAGGAATGTATGCAAAGCATTGGGAAAGAGATATCCCAGCAGAATACTACTTGCAGTTGCAACATTATTTAAATGTTACAGGTTATAGCTGGGGAGTGGTTGCTATGCTGATTGATAAAAAGTTTGAGTACAGGAAATTTGATAGGAACGATGAGTTGATATCTAAAATGAATCAAAGGCTTTCTGATTTTTGGATAAACCATGTTGAGGTCAATGTTCCACCAGCACCTATTAATGAAGCTGATGTATTGAAGTTATATCCATCACCTGTAGAGGGCAAGGTGTGTATTGCTGATGATAACATAAAGCTTACCTATGATGCTCTTTATTCGAATAAAAGGAAGGTAAGTGAGCTTAATAAAAGAATTAAGGAGCTTGAGGGAGAAATCAAGCTAAGTATGGAAGACAGCGAGGTGCTTGAGCATAATGGTACTGTTATTGCTACATGGAAGCAGTCCAAGTCTTCAAAGATGTTTGACAAAAAGAGATTTAAGCTGGAACATCAAGAGCTTTATGATGAGTTTGAGGTTGAGTCAAGTGGTAGTCGCAGATTCTTAGTTAAGGAGGCATCGTAATGGGAGGTGTAAAAGAAATGGAAATTATGCTGGATGAGTCTATTGGCAAGAAAGATGATGCTGTGACTGTTGTTAGAAATGAAAATAAAGAAAAAAATAAAATGTTAAGTGATGAGTTTGGTTTAGATGCATCTCTGCACTATTACAAACTAGAAGATGGGATGTGGATAGTAACATGGGCTGGTATCTTAAAGATAGCTAATTGCTTAGACATTGATTTTCAGTACCCAGAGATTACTTTTATAGAAGGTGGTGTGTATATGTGTGGACATGCAACCATGAAGATGAAGGATGATCTTGGTGAGGAAAAAACTATTTGGTCAACAGGTGAAGCCACAACAGACAATTGTGCTTTTAGTTACAGATTAAATATGGCAGAAAAAAGGCTAAAAACAAGACTCACTTTGATGTTGGCAGACCTGTATCACGATACAAAGGGTGAGGATGAAGCTGATGATTTTAAAAGGGAGGGTAAGTAATGGCAGTTAAAAAAAGTCTAATAATGGATGCAAATATAGAAAATGATGTAGAGTTTCTTTATGGCGATTTTAGGGATGCATCTTTATCCAAATATGAAACTTTTGGGTATACTATTAAGTGTAGCAGTCAGCCTGATGCTGAATATTTAAATGCAACAGGCTATCTTCACGATACAATTCAAACTTACTTTAGTAGGAACAATATTCCTCAAAAAGGTGCGAAGATAAAGTTATTAAAAGCTCAGTCTGGCAAGAAGGTAGAGTGGAAGATAAATGGGATGACTCAGAAGGAAATGTGTAGTACAGCTCCACCTGTTAAGACCCAAGCACCATTAAACACCAATGGTGCAACACCTGTTGTCAGTCAACCTCAATCTCGTGTTCAGGGTGCTGGTAGTAGTTCGCATAAAGTAAGTAAAGCTGAAGCCTCAAAGGGTCTAGAAACCATTTATAGTGTTATTTATGATAACAACTTAAGGCTACAGAGAATTGAAGAGAATCAGAATAAACTATTATCTTTATATCTTAGTGGGAACAAGGTTGTAGGCAATGATGAGGAGATGCCATTCTAATGAGTTATTATAATACAAATGGTCTTTTACCTCAAGAAAAGAGGAATGCTAACAAAACTATAGGTAGGCAAGAATATAAGATTCTAAGCCTTTTTAGATCAAATACGAGTGATGGGTTTACACCAGATGAAATACTTCGTATATCAGGTCTTAAATGTCCTATAACATCCATTCGCAGAGCATTCTCCGATCTTACTAAAAAAGGGTTTCTTGAAAAGACTACTAGAATGAGAATGGGCATGTATGGAAAACCTGTACATGTATGGAAACTCCCAACTAAAGTAAATGAAAATATGGAGCTATTTTGATAGGGTATATAAAGCTCCATAGGAAGTTTGTTAACAATCCAATCTTTGCATCTAAGGAAAAGGCTACTAGGAGGGATGCATGGATTAACTTACTGATGAGGGCTAATTGGCAAGACAACAGGATAATGTTTGATGGCAATATGATAGATGTTGAAAGAGGATCATTCATATCATCTGAGGTCAAATTAGCTGAAGAATGGCTATGGAGTCGTACCAAGACAAGGAAGTTTTTAAGGGTACTAGAACAGGAAGGAATGTTGACTAAAAAAAGAACAGGCAATGGAACAACATTTAGTATAGCTAATTACCGAGAGTATCAGGGTGATTTTGATACAGCTCAAGATACAGCTAAAAAGACAGCCAAAATGCATCCCAATGGACAGCTTAAAAACACAGATAAAGAAGTTAAGAATATTAAGAATATAAATAATAAAAAGGAAGATGCATCAAATAAAATTGATGCGAACCTTAAATCATTTATTATTAATTGGTATGAGTCTAGAGTTAAGGGTCAAAGGGCTATAGACTATCTAAAGAATCCAAAAGCTCTTATAGTTAAGAGTGCTGATACTATAGAAAAGCTGGTACGAATTGATGGGTATTCTATGGAAGATGTTCTTGGCACTTTGACATGGGCAAAAGATGATGATTTCTGGGGTAAGAATGTTATCTCAATAGCAAGTGCTAGGAATAAAACTAGAAGTGGCTCTATGAAGTTTGAGTCAGTATTTGCTGAGTTTTATAAATCTAAGGATGAAAGTCCTGAAGCCTTTAAAGAGAGAATGAGAAGGGAGACTAGCATTGGATAGAGTAGATATAATACATGAGTTTTTCTTAGACTTTAATAAGAAGCCTTTTGCAAATGAAGAGCTGGTAAAACATTTTATTTCTAGAACAAGTGATTTTGAGGACAATGTTTTAAAAGTGGCTTGTCAGGAGCTTTCTGGGTCAGATGGTAATATGCCAAAGGTACAGCAGTTGGTATCTGTGTGTCGTAAATATTCTCAAAGCATGAGCACTTTTCAAGCTGAAGATTGTGATATATGTGGTGGCTCTGGATTGGTTAAGATGGTTGAGTATAGAAATCTAGAGGGTGGAAAGTCTTCTGTTTATTCAATGAACTTTAAGCCTGAAAAGGGACAGATGTTTTATTCAACAGTTAAGGGTAGATGTAAATGTTTAAATGGAGAGCAATATCCAGCATATCCTTTCTTTGAACCTCCAAGTTTTATAATGATAGAAGCTATAAAACAAGGTATTACAGGGAACTATCTAGTTGACAACCATTGTAGGGAGTTGAATGAAATATCTTAATGGAAGACTCATAGAGTTGAGAAAAGATGATGAGACTGTGAGGAAGGATGACTCGGAGCTGGAGGAGGATATTCTGAATCCAGCTTGGGTTATAAAGGAAGATGCTGAATGGGGTAGTGATTGCTGTAGAGATATGATAACTAGGAAAGAGGGAAAGTACACCTGTTCTTCTTGTGAGGACTTGTGTTTTATTCAAGGATCATTTTTATGGAATTAATTGCTGTTTGTGATGATTTATTTTGGGGATCAGAATGGACAATTGGAGGCAATTATAAAAGGGGAGCTATAGTGCTCCCTATTTTTTTAGTATGAAGGTTTGTACAAGGTGCAAGGAGGAGAAGTCTGAAGATCAGTTCTACAGACAGAATATACAAAAGCATTCTATGTGCGATCCCTGTAGGAAAGAGTATGGTAGGGAAAGGTATAAGAGATTAAAAAAGGGCACTAATACGAAAGGTTGGTATTAGGGCATGAGATTTAAAGATGGAGGTCTTAAAGTAAAATTAGTTAAACCTTATTATGGACATGGTAATTGGAGGGGTGTCAATAATCCTATAAAAGTTGGAAAGGTTCTAGACTTTAGTGCTAATCGAGAAAGAGGGTTAGCACTTATTAAAGATGGTATAGCAATCGAATACAAAAAGAAAAAAGGAGAAAAAATGGCGAACCTCGAAATGGACAAGATGATAGAAAGATTTGATGATACTTGTAATAAGTATGATGAAGAGATAGAAAGGCTTAACAATCAGAATGACCAAATGTCACTAGAGCTGGAGAAGAAGAATAATCATATTCTTGCATTGAGAAGAATTGAGAAGGAACTTAGAAGGGATATAAGAGAATTAAGTATAAAGCTATCGGTATTTGAAAGGGTTAATTGATTGCCTAGAACTGAATATGATGAGTGTGTTGCTCTGGTGAAGTATATGGATTTATTACAGCAGACAGGGATACCTATTGTGTATTCCCATATAGCACAATCAACATGGACTCCATCTTTTAAACAAAAGAGTAGAAATAAAGCTATGGGTGTAAGGCAAGGTGTCCCAGACTATCTTGTTCTTATAAATGGGAAGACATTATTTATTGAGATGAAGAGAGAAAAGGGTGGTGTGGTTTCAAAGTATCAGAAGGATTGGATTGAGAAGCTAAATGCATCTGGTGTAAAGGCAGTTGTTTGTAGGGGTTTTGATCAAGCAAAGGAAGTAATAGATGCTCTCGCATGAACTACACATAATATGGATTACAAGTGATGGGAAGAAATTTATAGATGAAAAAGAAGCCAGACAATGGGAAGGAATACTTGGTATGGTTAAGAACTCAGCCTTGCCGAATATGTATGAAAGTTCCCTCAGAAGCAGATCATCTAAAAGCAATAGGAAGAGGAAACAATCGAAAAAAGAAGACTTGGAAAGATTGGACAGCAGTATCGTTGTGTACAGAGCACCACAGAGAAAGGCACGACCATGGCATACTCGGATTAGAAAAAAAATACAGCAGATTCAGGTTAAGCTTATGGAGAGATGCGATGATGCAATTACTAGAATATTTAGAATTGAGGGATAAGGATGACAGGTGAAAGTTATAATGAGGTAGATGGTTTTGGTATAACTGAAACTATAAGGACTATAGTTTTTACATTAAGAAAAGCATTAGATGATCTTCCTGATCTGGGTAAAGATATGTGTGATGCTGAGAATAGATATGAAATAGCAAAAGCTAAAAAGGTTTTTGAGTTTAAGGAAAAAGGTATATCTGTTACACTTATTAAAGAGGTGTGCAATGGGAGTGAGGGTGTACATGGAGAGCTTTATAGGAAAAATTTAGCTAAGGTTCTTTATGATTCGCAAAAGGCGAAGATAAAAGGATTAGAGCAAGAGCTCTCTGCAATGCAGACTTTATATAAAACAGAAATTAAGGGATATTAATGGCTAAAGGTGAAAAGGCTAATATATTAAAATATTGCGACAAGGGATGTGACTATGTCTGGGAGACTAGCACAAACTTTATGTATCCATATAAATACACCAAACAACAGATGCCTACATATGGACTAACTAAAAGTTTATGTCCCCCCTGTCAGTTTAAAAAACATGAACCAGAGATAATTGCAATGTGGAAAGGGTTGATGTGTGCTGACATTGGAGATGTAGAGAGATTAAAGGTGTTGAAGGAAAATTATAATTACAGGACAAACCATTTTGTAGCCTTGCTTAAAAAGAAGCTGGGATATGAAATATAATTAACAATGGAGGAAGTATGAAGGTAGTAGAAATGAGAACAGGAAGCTGGGGAAAGATAAGAGCATTCTTTCAACTTGAAACAGCAGAGGGCTTTACCATTAAAAACTTTAAGCTGGTAGAAGGTATTAATGGACTGTTTGTTGGGTTTCCAAGTGAAAAAGGTAAAGATGATGAATACCATGATACAGTATGGGCTGATAAAGACCTTAAGGACAAGGTTATAGGTATTGCTGTAGATGAGTATAAAAAGAAAATGGGAGATGCTTTTACAGATGATGTTCCAGAGATGTCTCTAGATCAGGTTTCTAATGATCCCCATTTTAATAAAGCTCCATTCCCAGAAGGTGAGAGTGCAGTTTAGGTTTTCGTTGTTGAAGTCGATATGGAGATGGTTTTCTCGTGGATGGGTTTCCATCTCCTATCACTTTAGAATGGATAGGCTTATACCATATCATTGTGATGGATGCCTTCGTAGGATGTGTTGGAAGGGAGATGATATGTATTCAGACTCTGGAATGGATGGCGAAGGTGTTATAAGTACCTATTGCTGTCTGTATGATGATTGTCAGACTGAGTCTGTGGTTATTTATCAAAGGTATGATGGGGAGTAGTGATTGTATGGTTTGTGGTAAATGTGCAGTTATATCGGAAGATAACAATTTGTATTGTGTAAGGTGTTATAAGGCTCTTAAAAAGATCAATTTGCCCAAAGGAGGTTTGGGAGTTGGTTTTGCCCATAAAGATTATAAGCATAGGAAAAAGAGATGAAAGAGGTTGATATGTCTGGTGCAAGATCGTATAAGGGTCAGGTAATTGGTGACTCTATGGCGATTACAATAAATTTTAAATGGCTATTACAAATAATAGGGATAACATCTGTTATTGTATATAGTTTCTGGAAGTTAGAGTCTAGGATTGTAGAACTTGAAAGGAATATGGAAATAGCACTAGATGAAATAGAATTACATGAAGCTGAGAGATTGGCATCACAACAATCCCATGTCCAAGAAATGGAGGAAAGGATGAAGTGGTATGAAAGCGAGTTAAACCTAAATCCATTTAGTTGGGGGAATAAAAAGAAATAATGAAAGACAAATCGGAGTTTGAAGAATTGAGTAAGCTTTTAAAAAAAGACTTAGTTGCATATTTAGAAGATATGCTTGTATTGATATCATTGATACATATTGAAATAGATAAGAATGGGTTTATAGATTTACACATGCTGTCCAAGCTAGAGAAAGAGATGGATTTGGATGTGTCAGAAGTTCCTAAAGCCCAAGCATAAATTATACCCATACTGCCAACAGGTTTCCATGAAGAACCTGTAATGGGTCAAAGTCCTCTGTATTCTTACCCTGTATGGAGGACTATTTTTTAGATTTAAAATATTAGTATGCTATGTATAACTTTCTATTGCATCTAATAGTATGCTATGTATAACTTATAATAATTAATTATGAAAGGAATATGTATGGAAGAAGTTAAAAAGGAAAAAGTAAGTATTGAGAAGTTTGAAGATAGCTCTGAGTTTATTTCACCTAGATTAATATCTTTTGGCGATAAAGAGACTATTGATCTTTCTAGTGAATCGTTGTGGAATAATGATAAAGCTTGGAAAACTGTTCAAATACAACTACCTAATGGACTATCTTTATACCTTAGAACAGATGTTAATGATGATTGCTATGAAAGAGATGAAACATCTAATACCCATGTATCTGTTTGGGTTGGTGATTCTAAGACAGATAGGGTTGAACATGTTATGCATTTAGATCAAACTGAGGTTAGGGGTGAGGGTGATAGAGAGAAGTATAGATATAACACAGTTGGGTTTAATATTGTAAATGGTAGAGGGGATGATGTTTATAAAACTATAATATGTGAAAATGAATATGGGGAGGGAGAAAAGTAATGAGTAGTCAAGGGTATTATTACATGGGTCTTGGAGGTGATAATAAGATATACACCTTAAGATTTGTCCATGATGATGGATCGTATCATATTCAAAATTTGGCAGTAGATTATGATACAGCATTAACAAAAGCAAAAAGAATGTGTGGGGATATTCCATTTGAAGCGATTGACAGGGCAGAACTTAATGATTTTAAAAGTAGATGCGATAACTATCAATGGGATGGAAAAACCTTATGTTATGGTAGAAGGTATCTAGGTTGGTTGATTTCTGATATTATTAAAACTGATCGTGGTATAGAGTATCTAGCTGAAGGTTATGGTTTAGGTGACAGACAGGCTGATAAAGATTGCCATGCATATGTTTTAACCATTCCTGAAGTTGATCTATATAGGACTATAAAAGAATCAGCTGAGGTTGAAAGGGAAATTGAATTAGCTGATTTACAGCTTAAGGCATCATTATCTCAATGGCTAGACGATCGTGAAGGTAGTGAGGTTGAGCTGGAAGTTCAAATCATTGATGCTTTTCAGTTTGAAGGTAGCTTTGGATGGACAAAATGTATTAAGGCAGAAACAAAGGATGGTAAGAGGATCGTATGGTTCTCTGGTGCTAAGTGGTTAAACAAATTCTTTGATTGGGATGGGTTTAATAAAAGTGAAGTGTTTAATGTTAAGATAAAAGGTATTGTAAAAGATTACCAGATGAAAGAGGAATCAGTAGAATTATCTGATAAGACTTATAATACAATTCGTAATGTAAAATCAACAATATTAAAAAGGGTAAAGGAAATAAAATGAAATATAATGTAAATGAACTACCACAAGAATGTTATACTGTTAGACCTATCCATAAAGGTTTATTAAAGGTTAATGAAGAAGTTCCTGTAACAATAGTTAGCAAGGCATGTACAGGTTATTATCCAACTAATCTATATGTTAGTTCTGTTGAGCAGTTAAAAGAAATGAACATGGTTTCCTTCGGAATATCAGATGACAATGTTCGTCAGATTATGCAAGATTATTCTGTTATGGGTAATTGGGGATTGTTAAATTTCTTAAATAAAAAGGAGGTTGCATAAGTGGAATCATATTATTGGATTATTACAAAAGACAGAATCTCTAATGGTGAAGAGAAAGGTGTGTGCAATGGAGATGAACTTATAAAGTATAATGGTAAGAGATTCCAGATGTATGATGATGATGACATTTGTTATTATGAGGGAATGATCTATGGTGACTATGATGGTCTTGAACCTCTTGATGATTTCGGAATGCCTAATGCTGGTTGTACATATATTAAAGTTAATGGAGAGGTTATATAAATGGCTAGAAGACTTGTTGACTTAAGAAAAAGAATGGGAATATCCCAAGATGAAATGGCTAGGTATATGGGGTATAGTAATAGAACTCATATTAGTGCTATCGAGTCAGGTCAAAAAAAGATGAGTAATGTAGCTATTAAATGTATGAGCTATCTTGAGAAGTTATATGATAATGGCATGATATAATACTCAGCTATATAATCATTGATAAAGAACCTCTGGTATATCTGGAGGTTTTTTTATTTCCATAGAATCTCAGGTCTTAAGCCTAAAAGCCTTTTATATATAATATAATAGCGATATGGATAATAGAAAATTAACAACTAAACAACAAAGATTTGTGGATTTCTATGATGGGAATGGGGTTGATGCTTGTCGTAAGGCTGGGTACAAAGGTAACGATGATACCCTGAGATCAATAGCTAGTGAAAACCTAACAAAACCTAACATTGTGAAAGCAATACAAACCAGAGAACAGCAGAGTAAAGAATCCCTGATATTAGACAGGGAAGCTCTGCAAACATTCTGGTCTTCATCAGTTCTGAGCGAGACATTGGACATGAGTACAAGACTTAGAGCAAGTGAACTACTTGGTAAGAGTCAAGGTGTATTCATTGACAGACACGAGCATTCAGGTAATATTGAAATAGATAAATATAAAGAGCAATTAAAAAGTGAAGTAGATGCCCACATCCTATCAATATACGGATCAGAAGCAGTTAATTAAGCTCCCTAGACAGCTCTGGCAGTCTTACAATGATATGCCCAGAGAAGTTTATACAGAGCTTGAGATTGCATCTAAGCTAATGCCATTGAACTATTTTTGTCCCAATGGTGCTCAGGAAATGTACATCAATACTGTAGCTAAAAGTATGGAGGAAAGTAAGATACCTGTGGTGCTTTGCACCTTTGCGAATGGTGTTGGTAAAACATGGAGCACATTGCACATTATCCTAAACTTTATATATGGACAGCAGAATGGCTGGTTTAAGCATGATGTCTTTAAGCAGTTTCCATTTCCTAAGAAGATTTGGTACTGCTCTACTGCTGATACTATAAGAGATACCATAATACCATGCTTGGATGGGTTATTGCTAGATAATACCTATATTGAGGAAAAGGCTGGTAAACATTATACATCAAGAATTGAATTTAAAAATGGATGGGAGCTATTCTTTAAAACTTATGACCAAGACCCAAAAACATATGAGTCTGCAACTGTGGGGATAGTAGTCGCTGATGAACCGATGCCAGAGCATTTATGGAAGGCAGTTAAGTCTAGGCGAAGAATGGGGTGTGTTGTCCTCCTCCCAATGACCCCATTATACTGTCCCCCATATGTTATTGATGAAGTACAGGAGTCTGCTGATCAGAACAGGGCTGGGTATTACCATATTAAAGGACATTTGCATGAAGCTTGTAAAGATAGAGGTACAAGAGGACATTTAGAGCCAGATATCGTAGATGCTATGATTGAAGACTATGATCCTGAAGAAAGAAAGGCTAGGGTTGAAGGTGAGCCAATGTACTTTAGTGGAAGAATCTTTACTACCTTAGAACGAGATCGGCACTTTGTTGACCCAAGTGAATTTCCAATTACACCTGATATGAGGGTTATACAGATCGTTGACCCTCACGAGAATCGATTATCTGCATGTATATGGATGGCGATTGCAAAGAATGGCAGGAAAATCATCTTCATGGAGTATCCAGAGGATAAATCGTTACCATTCTGGGAGTTTAAGCAAACAACAAGTGTATCTGATGAAGTGGCTATCTGGAAAAAGATGGAAGAGAGTAGGAATATCTTTAGTCCTGAAAGAATTATTGATAAGAGGTTTGGATTTCAAACAAGAGGTCAAACCAATCTAGCAACATTGTATGCACAGGAGGGAATAAAGCAAGGTATTCCAATGGGATTCCAGAAGTCTTATGATGTACCAACATCTGAGGGTGAACTTGCATATGGACATGAGAAGATACGAGAGTCCTTAAAAGATATGCCTGATGGTAGTCCAGCACTTGTTATATACAACACTTGTTACCATACATGGAATGGGATGTCTCATTATATCAGGAAACATGAAGTAACTGCATCTGCTGGTGACAGAGCAAGTGCAGATGGTAAGATTGTAGAAAAGTTTAAAGACTTTGTGGATGTGGTCAGGTATGGTGTTTGCTGTGAGATAGGTGCAAAGCCAGAGATGGAAAAGAAATCATATGCTCAAATATTAATTGAAAAAAAGCAGAAGGAAAAATTGAAGAAAGGGAGAAACATAAGATATGCCAGATAAGAAAGTTAAAAAGGATAAGAAGCGATTTGAACTGATTATGAACAGGTTTGAAAGAGATAAGGACTACAAAGATAGCTGTAATCTCCCAGAACTATGGAACGAATATGAGAGAGCATATCAGAACAAGTATTACGATCAAAAGAAGTTAAAAGAGATTGATAACTTGGGATATCTTCCAACAGTAAACTTATTCGCTGAAGCTGTAAGGGTTATATCTGCTGTAATGACCTCATCTCCACCAAAGCCAAATGTTAAGGCTGAGTTGTTTGACATTGATCTAACTCAGGATAACTCTGCTGTAATGGAGGAATCTTCTGTATATGCACAACAAATCCAGAGAGAAGCTGTTAAGGTTTGGCATGAGACTATGATGCAAGAAAGACTAGAGCAGACAAGTAAATCATCATTAAAGCATGGAGCTGGGATGATTAAGGTTTGCTATGATCGTAAGTATGGCTGGATGAATAAGGTTAGACCACTTGAAAACATGTTTCCAGATAGGGATGCTGGAACAATGGATGATTGCAAGTTAAGTCACTTTTCTGATGCTGAGTATATGAGTGTAGACAAGATCGAAAGGGTCTATGGTGTAAGGGTTAAAGCTGAAGGTAATTTGGAAAAGGATGGTATATTCATTCCTTATAAGACTCCAAAGGAAGATTTATCTGGACATGGTTATGCACTTGTGATAGAGCATTACGATTGGGATGATTCAATGACCAGCCATGAAGAAGCTGAACTTACTGAGAATGGTCAAAGAGTTATAGACAATGAGGGCACAATTGTTACAAGGGAAACTGAGGTGCAAAAATATCCTAATGGAAGAATAACAACTATCATTCGCTCACTAGAGAATGCAATTGTAAGAGATGTACCTTCAAGTTATGATAGATTGCCTTATTTCCTTATTAAGCATGATGCTCAGGATTATTGGTTTTGGGGAACATCTACATATGAAGATGTAAGAGAATTGCTATGGGACTTGTTTCAGACTCTAGGGGATATTACAGAGAATGTAAAGCTTAGAGGTAATCCACCTGTAGTTAAAAACCATGCAGAGAAATTAGCTGAAGGCGATGAAGCTGGAATGGATAGAGTTAGAGCTGGTGATGAGGTGATTGAAAAGATACCTAATTCAAGAAGATATATGACTCCACCAGATATTGCATCAGGATTCAAGCATGTTGAATTATTGCAAAGCTATATAGACCTGTTAATGGGTAATAGTGATGCACTTAGAGGGCTTGGTAGTTCATCTGGTCAATCAGGAGCTCATTTAAGACAATTAATTGAACAAGCTACAGGTAAACTCGCACCAGATGTAAAAGCTGTATCCAAACTAGCTATAGACATTTTTAGGCATATTATATACATCATCCAGACTCAGTATGAAGATACTATCATACAAAGAGTAGAGGATAAAGAAGATGGTGATGGAATGGAATATGAACAGTTTGAGCCTAAAGCTGGTAGAATGGTTGATGAGATGGGCAAGATTGTACCAAGATTTAAACTAGAGGTTTCTGGTGGAGATATGGACTTGCTACCTGTTAATAGGGTTGAGGAGTATCAAATTGCATCCACTTTAAACCAGCAAGGCAAACTATCGGATAGTCAGCTTATAGACATCTCACCTGTAAGGAATAAACAACAGGCAAAGAACCATGCTGTGCTCCATAATCAGCAAGTACAGGCGATGCAACAGTTACAGGCAGAGAATGAACAACTTGTTAATATGGTGAAAGAGATGCAAAAAGGACAGCCTAGCCAACAGGTTGAAGCACCAGCAAATGAACCACCTCCAATGACAGAAAAGGAAAGAGAGATATATGCTCAAGGTGGAACAGATGCACAGATGATTGAACTTGCCCATGAGAGTCCAATGGAGTTTCTTGAGCTTATAAATCAGAAGCCTGAGATGTATATGCAAAACAGTACCATACAAGCTATAATGGAGTCAATGCCAGAACTTGAACAACAAATACGATAAAGAAACAGCCATAAAGAAACTTAAACAAGTAACCACAAAAGGTTACTTTGGAACAGTTGTTATTGATACATCTGAAGAACCTTACTCATCTTACGAGAGTCGATCTCATAAGTGGAATATGGAAGAACTTATAAAGGCTCTAAACACCGAGTCTGGTAAGTACAGAATAGGTATTCAGAATGGTAAAATATGCTCAGTTCATGTAGAGCAGAAATTATTTTAAGTTTTAAGGCTAAACATATTTTATATGAAATAATTTAATTCATGTGTAATGGATTAATATTACATGCTAGACCTACCAGAAGCAATTTAAAAGGCTTTGTGGGGGTATCATCAAGTTAACCGAACAATGGTACTTTGGAGTTTTGAGTGCCATTTTTTTCAATAGTGTCGAAAGACCAACTACGGAGAAAATATGTCAGAAGAGATAACAAAAGATGCACCTGTGAGTACAGATACTACTGAGGTATCTGGACAGCCTGAGCTTAAAAAAGGCTTACCCTCAACTATGTCTAGTGAGGATGCTCAAAGTTTGAGAGATAGTATGCTAAAAGGTAGGGATAAAAATTTCAATATCATAGACCCTGATAAAGGCAACGATGGTAAAGATAAGGAGGGTTCGTCAAGTACCTCGACTAAGAAAGCTGAAAGTGAAGAGTCCTCTGCTGATGCAGAGCAACCAAGTAGCGACACAGCAAGTGACGATGCAGTAGAGTTCGACTTCTCTACTTTAAAAGGTGAAGATAAGACTAATGCCGAGAATTGGCAGAAGAGTCTTACCGAAAAAAGTCAGGCTCTAGCTAACGAGAAGAAGGAATTTGAAGCACTTCTTAGTAAGCATGGGGATGATGTAAAGCTCGGTCTTGAAAAAGAAAGGGAAGAATTTGAAGCTGAAAAGTCTAGGTATGACTTTGAAGGCTTGAGAGCTATCGTAGGTGATCAGGGTAGTGTTGAATTGTTGAAGGAAGTTGTGGAATTATACAACGAAGACCATCCAGACTCTAAGATAGAAGGAAACCCTTTTGATAACTTGCTTAATCCTGAAATGTCAGAGAAAGAAAAGCAGTTAATGGAAGAACAGGCGAAATTAACAGTAGATAGGGAAGAGATGGAACTTTCAAAGTTAGACTCTAAATATGCAAAGGATGAGAAGAAGGTGGCTAAGCTATGGCAATATGCTATAGACAATAAGTTGCCTGATCTTAAATCTGCATACAAACTAGAGAGCTATGATAATATGACCAATGAGTTGAAAGATGCTCGTAATGAGGTCAAAGAACTCAAAGCTAGACTAGATAAAGATGCTGTCCCAACTCTTGGTACTAAGAGCATTACTCCTCAATCTGAAAAGATAGATGTAACAAAGCTGACTCCTCAACAGCGATCTGATAGAGCACTTGAACAATATAATAATCTAATACAAAATAAGAGGTAAATAGATATGCCAGAACCTAATGCTAATTGGGATGAAATAACTGCTGTGGTAAGGGAGAATTTCCTACCAGGGTATGAACAAAATGTGTTTGAAGGAAACTTTCTTTTAAATGAACTAGCTAAGAAAAAGAAAACTTATGATGGTGGTTCTAAAATAGAAGAAAGACTAGTGTATGGTACTCATACTTCAAATTGGATGGCTGAATTTGGTCAGAGATTTGGAGATGGTACACCTGAAAACACTCGTATAATGACTGTTGCTGAGTATGAACCTGTAACAGCTCAGGCTGATGTTGTAATCAGTTTAAAGGATGATGCATCAGTTCGTGGTGCAGGAAAAATGCTTGACCTTATAGAAGCTAAACTTGAAAATGCAAAAGAGAGTATGCAACAGTTCTTCTCTGAGCATATTCTGGGTGAAGGTTCTACAAATGTGGCTAACTCCTGTAACTCAATGTATGACCTTATAGAGGTTGATGATGCAACTGTTGGTGGAATCGATGCAAGTGCTGTAGGCAATACTTGGTGGAAATCTCAGAACCTTTTGGCTGGGAATGATGCTGGTAATGGTAATGCTTTATTCGCACTTACAGGTGATGATGCTTACACTTTAGACAAGTTGTCTGATCCAACATCTGAGTGGACAATCCGTAAGGTCTTAGCTAAGATCGATTCAATGTGTAAGTTCGGTGTGAAGACTCCAGACTTGTATGTAGTTCCTCAGAATATCTGGGACTGTTATGAACAGTATCTTACTGAGAAACAGGCTCTTGAGCAAAACCAAATGGGATTTGATGGTTTTGATGTTCTTAAGTTCCGTTCTAATGCAAAAGTGATCGCTGATCCTAATGCACAAGATGGAAAGATTCTTGCTCTTAACACTAATTATTTAAAGCTAAGACCTCATCAGGACTTTGACTTTGTAATGGGTGACTTTGAGAAAGTATCTGGTTACAATGCTCGTTCAGCTGATTTAACATGGATCGGCAATGTGACATGTAACAATCGTAGAACTCAAGGTATTGTAACAGGAATGCCTACATCGTAAAGTTGTAGTTTAATATTCAGATTCCCTCCTTGTGCTTTTTGCATAGGGAGGGATGACGATTAATCAGGAGATATTAATGACAGGTAATAATTTAATTGATGCATTAGGACTAAGGCTGGATGATCCTTCTGCAACTATGTTCACAGATACAGCTAGAATGGATGCTATTAATATTGCACAGAAAACTGTGGTTAATATGATTGATAATGCTTATTTGCAAGAACTTGAAACTGTTGTAACAGGTGTGAGTGTTTATGATACTGATCCTGATCCAGATGAGCTTTTAGGGTATGTAACATTTACTGATGCTTTTAGTACAGCACTTCCTATAAGGAATGGTATTGTGGCTATCAAAGATGTTACTGCTCAAAAATTTTGCACAATTATAGAGCCAAAAGATGCTAAAAGACTTGAAAATTCATATTTGTCTGGTAGTGCTACTAATCCTATTGCTTACACTTTTGATCAGAAGGTGTATTTAGAATCAGGAACAGCACCTACAGGTGGAATAGATATATGGTACTTAGTTGCTCCAACTGACTTCACTTCTAGCACACTTACTGCTGAATGTGTACTAAATCCTTCATTGCATGAAACTGTTTTAGACTTTGCTGAGTCACAGCTTTGGAAGATGGATGGTAAAGCAGATCGTGGTCAAAGTGCTTATCAAAGTGCTCTTGGTACAATTAAGGTTTTAAATGATCGTTATGCGATAGAGAAGCCACAAGGTATAGGTGGAAAGACTAGATGATCGTAAAAGTATCCTTAGAGACAGGTCAGGATACTCAGAGTAACCCAGAGTCTTTAGGGACAGAAAGGGCTACTCAGATTAAGCAATTTGAGACAACTAGGGCTGGGATTTTAAGTAAAATGCCTGTTCCAGCTCAAGTGTCTTTAATTCCAAGCTCTCAAATAACAACACTTAAAAGATGGAATCCTTCAAATGGAGATGCTCTCTGGGTCGGATTCGATAAGACATCCAAACAGGTAATAACCCTCAAATCAATAGTGTAAGGAATATATGAATTATAAATACAAGCCAACATGGACAAATACACCAGCAAGTTCACTAGCTTCAACAGGTGATCTTTATTTATCAAAAGGAGCACCCATAAGACAGGGAGATGTTTTTATTATTACAGATTATGTGGGCTATAATGATCCACCATCTTCAATAATTGGGAGTACAGCAGAAATCTTTATGGATGCCAAGCAAGGGGAAATAAAAGTTGGTGACATATTTATAACCCTATGGGCTAGTTCTGATAATATGGGTGTGCTATACTTAGGTAGAAATATGTACCTAAAAGATAATCACTTGAGATTTTCAGGCAGTACCCAAAACCTTCCTTATCATATAAAAACATCTGATCAAATGAGCTTTGATTGGACTAAGCCTTCAAATGTTGCTTATGATGAGATTGTAATAGGTATGTTCACAATAGGTGCAAAAGCTACAAATGGTGGTCTTTTTGGTCACCTTCAAAATGCTGGTGATATGAAGCTAGGTGTGAATACTATGGCTAACAATTTTGCAACTATACATAATGAACAAAACAATCTAAATCTTGAAACAAAATCTTGGAAAGGGACTCAGAATGAATTTTCTGGTGGTGGTGAATTTGATGGAACTACCTTAATAACTCCTGTCTTGGTAGGTGTTTTTTATTATAATAATGGAGAGATTGTTTCTTGCTCTGTAAATGGAAGTGTTACACTAAGGGATGGTACGAGATCGAGCCAGACCTATGGTACTGTCTCTGGATACTTACAATCAACCTTCTCTGGTAATATAGATGAGTTCACAGTAGATAATGCTAATTCTCCTCCACAGGATCAAACCTTAGAAGCTAGATATAATTATCTTATGGATGAAGATATAGCTATTCTCGCTTCAGGTGAAAATATAGATGGTACAGTTTTACTTACATCAGAGTTCTCATGGGTTAATGATGATTCTGTAGGTATAGGCATTATGTCTGGTTTTACAGGAAGAGTGAATCTTTCTACATGTGCTGGTACAGGGTTAACACTTATCGAAATAGGTGTTGATGATTCATTTAAAGTGACAATACTTAATACTTCTGGTGAAAATATGGTAGCCCAGCCTTGGGAGATTGTCTTTAGGTCAACATCAAATGGTCAGGATACAGTTGTTGGAGATTCAGGTGCTAATTCAGAAACTATAGTGCCATACAATAATACAGTTGGAAATTGGCTATGTTTAGAATGTGACCTTACAGGCAGTTCAACTCCACAGGATACATATGAAATTTGGGTAAAAAGAACAAGTGCTTCTCAGGTTACTTGGTCTAATACAGGCTGTACTGCTGAAGTTCATGCGACCTTGACAGATATATACATTATAAATCCATCGGCTGGTGCAAACCTTGCTGTAGATGAAGAGGTTTCTGTTACATGGGGTAACATAGTAGATACTGAATAAGGTTGGAGTTTAATACTGAAATAACTTCCATTCCTACCTTCCAGACTCGACCCCAGAAGTCTGGGGATGATGCTCCTTATCAAATAGCTGTAAGAGGTGAAAAGTGGAGAACAGGTGGTGCTCTTAATGGGACTACTGTAAAGCTCTATCTCGTAAGAGAGAATGCCGAATGGAACAATATTGATGGAGAAGGCTGGTATGGGACTGACTCAAACAATACAGCATTAAGTATAACTAATGTTTCTCAAGGGACTTACACAGGAGGCTTTACATTGCATTCTAGTGTTCCACCTTGGGGAGTTTTTTACCTTGTGGCTGTAGATGTGAATGAAGGAATAAATAGAATAGGAATGCTCCAAATGCGAGATGCGACTTTATCAGCGATTTATTTACTGACACCTGACCCAAACGATATATGGAGCTTAGATTATAATTATTCTGTTATGTGGGGGAATATAGATGATGGAGCAAGAATTTTTTATAGTCTGGGAGTAGGTATTTATATAACAGGATTTTACATGGTTCAAAAAGCAAATATGTCCCTCCAGACATGGACTGTTTTATTGCTTTATTGTTCTGTCAGTTGTGCATCTAAAGTTAGGGTTATGGGCACTACAGGTGGTGTTGTAGAGGCAGAGCTTAATACATCGAATCCTCCACAATATCAATTCTGGGAAAACTTTGGCGATATATCTTTGCAAATAAAGGTTTTGGCAAATACTTGGACAGGCAATCCAGAATCTCCTTATCAAGATGCTTTTTTATGGTTTGATAATGGTAATGAGGATTGGAGTTAAATGCAGATTAATTTATTAAAAAAATCTGGTGATGCTAATTTTTCTGTAGATAGAATCATTGCACAAAATATTGACAATCAAGGCTCAGGAGGAACTTATGATTGGTCAGTTCCAACTGATTTGGAAAGCCATGATCCTTTAGGAGCTCAGTACACATATCAAATTCAAATTGTTGATTCTGATTGGGAAGGCAATACTGTAACAGGCGAATCAAACTTTTTACTTATTGACATTGATGGCGATGGTGTAGAGACTCAGCCTTCATTGAATACTGAAAATGTCCGTATACACAATTATGGAGATCAGCTCAGATTCTCAAATGGGCTTGAAGAAAAACCAAAGATTATGCAGTATATTGACAGAGATTTGTTCTGGGGAGAATCTACAGAATTTTCACATGCCTATACCACTCAGACTAATGGAACAGCGACCACAACGACTGTGACCAACGATGCAGATGGGACTTACAAAGTTTATCATGTAGATGATTATAGCTCTTATCTCAACTATGTTTGCTCAGGTCAAGTTGTTACAGGTATTAAGCTGGTTGAATATTATGATACAGCTACATCCACATGGAAAGATATAAGCACAGATAGTAATCTTCATTGGACTCATATAACAGAAAATTTAGGTGGTGTTTATGGTGATGAGCTTGGCTTTAGATCAAATGATACAAGCCATCATACAACTGTTAAAGTCTGGAAAGATGATCTTGGTTTAAATGGATTGCAATTTAGAATAACATATTTTAGAAGCGACACTTATGGATACAAGGGACTGCACTATGATACAAGCTATCCGAGACTCGAAGATACAGATTTTAACTTTTCTATAAGTGAAGATACAACAGGTGATGATCTTGGTATGAATCTTGGTTCTAGTTCTACACATACCTCTTATTATTACAAAATGTCTCCTGTATTTGATGGTAACCAAGAAGGTGCTATTACTAAAAATTTCCATGCAGATACATCGCTTTTTACTTCAAATGCTCATTCAGTTAATCTTGATATTCAATTTAATGGATCAGTAAATCCTAGACTTACAAGTTTTAAGCTGTACAGGGCTAAAGTTAATCCTAAAGGTATATATGAGCAGATTGCAAATATATCAACAGGAGGTAGGTTAGACGATGGTACAATTGAATTTTCTACTGATTTTGTACAGCTAACTAACAAGCTTTATACACCACAGCCTGTTTTAGAATCAGTAAATGCAACATCAGGACTTACCCCAGCAGTAGGGGATTATATAGTATTTTCAGCAAGTGCTTATAAGGGATGGGGATATGATGATACAGAGACTGAAATAACAACTATTACAGATGCAAATAGAATAGAGCTTACTCATTCTAGCACTATATGGGCAATGGTTAGAGATATAGTAAGGTTTGATAATAATAAAGGGGTTGATTTTCCTTTTAACTTTAACGAGTCTAGTGGCTGGGTTACTCAAGATGCAACAGGTTTTACTGAGGACATGAACAATGATGGTGGAACTCTCAGGGCTAAATGGACAACTGCTGATAATGAATTTGGTGCTATAACTTTTAAAACAAATTCTCCAAATATAACTGTAACTGCTGGGAAATCATACTATATCGATATTCAAGAAATGCATTATTATCTTGATACTGTAGGTACAGGAGCTAATTGGATGAAGGCATATGTAAAGGATGGCAGTAACACGACTCAGATTGGAGATACCCTTACAGGTGTTGGTTCAGACGGATTATCAGCAGAAGAAGATAGGCAAATGACCTATACTCCTGTTACAGGAACTATAACAATTGAGTTATGGGTTCATAGTGCTGGTGGTATTAGTGGTGGTGGTGAGGTAAATGCAAAAGCAGATAATGTAAGGGTTGGTCAAATTGGAACAGTAGTAGTTCCAGATATAGATTGGTTTGGTGGTGATAGAGCAATTTACTTTCCTACCAATACTTTTGGCAATCAAGATTCTCAGGTTAATAAGCAATTATTAATTAGTGAAAATGGTGAAATAGATACAGCAACAGTAAGTCAAAATGTAGATGCAAATATTAGAAGTGTTCTTAGAGTTCCAACTGCCATATCTTCTAATGCAACCCACTTATACTTGGTGGGTGACTACTATTGGGAGAAGACATCTTTAGGTAGCACTTTAAAGTTTCAGGATAAATTTATTACACCTACAACAGAGCATCCTTTTGGTGATGTTCCCTTAACATTGAACTACAGCGATTCATTCTACATGAATGGTAGAAACTTTGTTACTAAGGGCAAGATGATAAACAATGCTGTTGAGGAAGATCACAAGAATTGGGTTTGGTTTTCAGAACTTGGTCAGCCAGATGTTATTCCTATTACCAATTATATACAAATTAAAGACAGGCAAGGTGGCGATACTACAGCACTTATTGGACTACTTGGGAATCTAGCTGTATTCTCAGAAAGAGGTATATTCAATTTAAACATACCATCGGCAGACCCAACAGCTTGGACAATGGATGAAGCTGAACCTAATCTTGGAACTAAATCTGCTGATAGTATAGTTGAATATAAAGGTGGAGCTTTCTTCTGTACCAATAGTGGTATCTATTACCTGAGTCCAAATTTTGAAGTTACTGAACTATCTAAGGCTATTAGCGATGAGTATAAGTCAATATATAGTGAAGGGAATGCTCATTCTACAATTGATGTTTTAAAGAATAGGCTTTGTGTACTGCCTAGCAAAGGTGATTCTATAGAGTATATCTTGGATTTAAATACACTTAACAGTCCTAAATGGCATACTAGGGGTAGCTCATCTGCTAATGTGTTAACTAAGGATGAAGATAATAAGATTTATTCTATAAGGCAAAATGGAAGCAGTTCAATTATATATGATATGGAATCTGAATCTTATGGATTTACTCAACTTGGAGAGCAAGAAGCAGTTTTTAAAACAGGCTGGATATCTACAAGCGAACTAGGTCGAAGAGAGAATTTGAAAAAGATATCATTAAAGTATGTAGCTGTAGGCAATTTTAAAATTGATGTGTATTCTCGTAATGCACAGAATGAATTATTTGCAACTGTGGATGATGTAGGTATTTTTACAGGTGCTAATAGCTATTTCACAACAACCAATGCAACTACAGGCAGGGTCTTTGAAAGGCTTTCTAAAATGAAATACCTGTCTATACAGGGCACGACATATAATGATACTGTTTTTAGTGAAATTAGTACACCTGATGCTGAAATAACAGGTTTTCAGATAGTTCAAACTCAAGATGCAAATCTGGGTACAATAGATAATTACACTTTAATCTTTAAGTATGAAGCTTTTACAGGTAATAATGAAGCTAATGTAAATGGTGTGAACTTAGTTGGAAGGATTACAAGCGAAAAGACACCTATTAAATCCTTTGATCTTCCTGTATCCCCAATCCATCCATCTTCTGTTTCGTTAAGACTAGGAGCTAGGGGAGAGGCTTTTATGATAGAAGTATCTCAGGATACCACCTCAAAAGGAAAATTGGAAATACACAATATGGAGCTTGAAATTGAGTAGCACATATTCAAAAAGTAAGGATAGATCAGAAACTATTGCTTATAGGAAGATAGGCAATGAAATAGCAAGGTTAAATGCAAGTATTCAAAAATTATCGGCAGAGCTTGAAGCTGTTAGGGTCAGGCTTACTGCATTGGAAACATCATAGGGAGAAGTTATGAATTGGAATGACATGGTAGATAGAGTTTTATATGTAAGTCCAAATGAGGATGCAACTGCTGTACAGCAATTGTTATATGAAGCAGAGATGGAGATGTGTGATAGAGGTCTTGCATTAAAGGAAATAGATACAACTTTGACCTTTACTGATGGCGAGATGTCTATACCAAATACATTTGTTAAAATGATATCTTTAAAAGTTTCACAACGAAAGTTAGATCCGATTTTAATTAAGGACATTTATTACGATGAGAACAATGAATTAGTTTCTGGAGAGCCTACAGGCTATGTGGTTACATCTTCAAAGATTATTTTAAATAAAAAGAAATCTTCTGGAGCTCACATGACATTCTATGCTAGACCGTCAACATTAGATCAGCTGTCAAGCACTAAGCCTTCGATCCCAGCGAAATTCCATCTGCAATTGATAGACTATGTGCTTTCAATTCTTCCAAGCAATATACAAGATAGATATTATGCTAAATGGGAAAAGGCACTTTATGATGCAAGTTTTGAAAATAGTGAAAAGGTTGGAAAACAAAGAAAACCAAACGGAAACGATATTGAGATTTAAGGAGTAGTATTATGGCAATACCAATTATGGCAATTATGGCTGGTGCAAATCTTTTAAAAGGAGCATATGATCTGTATCAAGCAAAGAAAAACCCAATTCAAGCACAGCAATATAAGATGTCTCCAGATGAGATAGCTTATAATAATGAAATTAGAAAAAGAGCTGAACAGGGTCAATATAATGTAAATGAAAAGGTTGCTATAGATACTCGAAATATATCTGCTCAAGCTGATAACACTAGAACTGTAAACAGGGGTAATATCATAGGTCAAGGCTTGGAAAACTCTATGATAGCAAATCTTGTAAACAAGGATGTGGATAAAAATGTTTTAAGGGAGGTTAGAAACTCTACTGAGTATTGGGAGCAGAAAAATGAGGACTCTAAGACACAAGCTTTTGAAAAGTTGGCTGGTATAGGTCAAAGAAAATCTCAGATGGATTTCCAAAATGAACAACTTAGAATGAATGCCGATCTTCAAAACAAGCAATTGGTTGGTGATGCTATAGGTGGGATTATAAGAGGTGGTGTTGGAATATATCAAGGTTTCGACACATCTCAATTAGAAAACATAAATATGCTCTTAAAGTCTGGTAGAGATGAGGATGTTGCTGAGGCTGTAGCATTAATACAAAAAAGGAATGGATAATGGCTGATATATTTGATGATATAAATGAAAAAGGGCTTAATAAGAGAGATAGTCTTATAAAAG